ATCAGATTCCTCGTGTTGCTTCTTTCCGCTATACAATTGGTGCAGAAGATCTTGATGGTAACAGTTATCAAGTTGATTTCTATATTCCTAGATGCAGGGCAAATGGTGATGTAACGATTGACTTAGCTCGATCGACAGCGGCTACTAATAAAATGACGTTGACCCTTTTGGACCCCGGCTCTTCTACAGACAACTATATGTCTATCACATACACACAACTGGCTTCTTAAAAATAGTTGTTGACAAATATAGTATATTACTATATAATTAAATAAAAGGGGAGTAAATCTCCCCTAAAATTTAAAAAGGAGTGATATATTGTATTTGTATATGATAAATAATAAAATAAACGGTAAGAAATATTTTGGAATTACAGTAAACTATAAAAGAAGATTTAATGATCACAAAAGTATGCTAAGAAGAGGCACTAGTAAATCTAAATTAATGCAAGAAGAATATGACAAATATGGCAAAGATTCTTTTGAAATGGTTTTAATTGGTGAATATGTTGATGAGAATGCAGGTTATCTGGAAATTTCTTTAATTAAAAGGTTTAAAACTACAGATAACGAATATGGATATAATACCGAAACTGGCGGTCTTGCAGGATATAAACTAGGAGAAGAACAAAAGAAAAGAATTGGCGAGGCAAACAGAAGAGGTAGAATTAATAAAAAATTAAATCACATAGTCCTTAATCCTATGCCAGATGACTTTAAAAAAGAAAAAAGTTATAAAAATAGCGGGCAGATTACTAGTAGAAATACAAGTGGTTTTAGAGGAGTAACTAGAGATAATCAAAGGAATAAATGGGTATCTAAAATAAGAATTAATTATAAAAGCATTTCTATTGGCAGATATGAAAGTAAAGAAGAAGCCGCTAGGGCTTTTGATAAAGTTTGTTATGATAATTTTCATGAATTAAATAGACTTAATTTTCCTGATGAATATAAGGCGCAGTAAGCGTCTTTTTTTATGTCTATTTTTAAGGAGGTAAATAATGGAAGAAATTAAAACTAAGTATTATATTTATGTTGATAAAGATGAAAAAGAGCATACAATAAGACCTTGTATAATTGATGAAGTTGAAGAAGTTATTCGGTTATATAATAAAATTGATACAGACATTATGTTTAACAATCTGCCACAACCAATGTTAAAATATGATAAAGATGGCAAAGCTATTTTAGATAAGCAGGGAAATTTAGTACTACAAATTGATAGAAAAACTAAAGAACCTAAACTTGATTATACCAGATTTGATGCAATGAAAAAACTATTAGAAAAAGCATTGGATGAAGATTATGATGATCTGAAAAAGTGGGTTGATGTAGAAAATTCAATTGACATAATTGATAAATATGTTGGCATATCTAAACTAAAAAAAAAGATGGAACAGATGATAACGGAAAAGATGGCGGTTCAATCCTAGAATTAAAAGCCGCCATGATTTGTAATACGTCTGAAACAAAAGAATCAATTGGCAAATATAATATAATGGAACTAGAGGAAATGGTAGAAGCGATAGCAACAAATAATGGTACGGGAGATAGTGAGGCGTTAGAAGATGCCAATGCTATGGAATTTATTAAAAAAGGTGGATTTAGATAGGAGGTGAAAAGATGGCAGATGAAACAAGTAATCGAATAGGGTTTGATATAGTAGTAGATACTAAGGCTAGTGATAATAATATTACTACTATAAAACAAGACATAAGTAATTTACAAAAAGCAATTGAACAAGCGAATAAAACTGGACTAAGTATTAATATTGATGGCGTAAAAAGAAGTCTTGAAGAAGCACAAAAACTTCAAGGTGAATTTATATCTAAATTAGACAAATTAAATGCTTCAAGGCTTGACAATGTTAATAAGATAGCCAATCGTGAAATTGAGATATTTAGAAAAGCTTCAGAAGAAAAACTAAAGATAGCACAAAGAGATGCAGAGCAACAAGCTAAAGCCCAACAAAGTAGAGGAACTAATTATTTTAGTCAAGCCAAAAGTGGTTTACAATCTGAATGGATGAATAATTATTACGACTATTCAAAAGGAAATATTGGAGCAAGAGAATATGCACAAAATGTTTCTAAAATTAAAGTAGGTGCTCAAGAGTTAACTAAAGAAATAAATAAAATGGGTGTAGCTTTTGATAATTCAACTGAGCGAGGAATTAGTTTTAGCAATAAATTGAAGAGTCATTTATATTGGATAACAGCAGGAACATTACTTGGTGCAGTAACAGCAATCCCATATGAAGTATTTACTACACTAGAAAAGCTAGATACTGGCATGGCGGGAATGAATCAGGTAATAGACCATACGGCAATTGCAACGGTAGCCGCAAAAACTGGTATAAGTGAACAAACTGTTGCACAAGCGGCACTAAATACTGAGCAAGATAAATTTATTAGTATTGCAAGTACGTATGGAGAAACTATTGATAAAGTAATTGACTCCGGTAAACGAAAACTTGCCGCGTAGTGCAGTAATGCATTAATGAAAAGGAGTTTATATCACGGAAAATCCAGAAGTGGACAATCGTGAGGGAAACTATTGTTTGTTTTAAAGAAAAGGGGAAGATAATTGGTAGGTATTTATTGCATAACAAATATTATAAATAATAAAAAATATATAGGTCAAAGTGTTGATATCCACAAAAGAGTTATGGAACATAAAAGAGACCTTGCAAAAAATATTCATCCCAATTCTTTATTGCAAAACTCGTGGAATAAATATGGTAAAGAAAATTTCTTATTTGAAGTTATTGAAGAGTGTGAAAAAGAAAATTTAACAATCAGAGAATTATACTGGGTTAATAAATTGAATCTATTAAATAAAGAATTTGGGTTTAATATTGCGATTCCAGATAAATCAGTGATGCTAGGTCGTCACCACACAGAAAAGACCAAAGCACTTTTAAGTAAAATAAGAAAAATTTCTACAATTGGTAAAGGTAATGGTTTTTATGGGAAGCATCATTCAGATGAAACTAAATTAAAAATTAGCATAAAAGGAAAAGGCAAACAGATGGGTATCAAAAATCCAATGTTTGGTAAAGTTTCTCCTTTTAAAGATAAAAAACATTCTAAAGACACAAGAAAAATAATGTCAATAAATCATGCTAATTTTACTGGTCAGAATCATCCAAAAGCAAAGTTAAGTGAACAAGACGTAAAAAATATTATAATTATGATATTAAAAGAAATAAAAATAAAAGATATCGCTATTATATATAATGTTAAAAAGTCTTGTATAGATGCTATAAAAGCTCATAAAAACTGGACATATCTAACCAAAGATATTATATTCCCTAAGTATAATAATAGACCCGCAGAGACTACCATACTCCAGTCCTAAAGAAATTTAGGATTATGGCATAGTCCGTTCTATACGTATAACAAAATGAAGGTATAGAGATAGGCAGAAATGACCTATCCCTCTTTGAAAAAAAGAGAGTAACAAATAAAGAAGTTATGGGCAAGAACATATAAAGATATAGACACTGTTAATGCCCTAGTATCTCAATCAACTAAACTAGCAGTAGCCGATAACTTTAGCATGGCAGAAGCAAATAAATACGTAGAAGCCGCAATGTTCCAATATGGCTTAACTGCAAAGAATACTAGTGAAGCAATGGCTTATTCAGGTAACGTCATTGATGTGTGGACTAAGTTAGCACATAATGCAGGAGCAAGTGCTCAAGATATTGCAAAAGGGGTTGAACAAGCAGGATCAGCCGCACATATCGCAGGGGCAGACTTTGAATTTTTATCTGCACAGATTGCAACGGGCGTTCGTGCTACTGGTAAAAGTGGAAATGAAATTGGCACAATGCTCAAGTCTCTGTATACATCTTTTCACTCTGATAAAGCCGTAGCCGAACTTGATAAATTAGGTGTATCAATTTATAAAATTGGTAATGACGGACAGAAAGAGTTTAGAAAAGCACAAGATGTAATGCTTGATGTAGCTGTAGCCGCACAAGAAACTGATAAATCCTTAGAGAACGTTTACAAGAATATGGCTGGTGGTAAATGGCAGTATTCCAAAGTAGCCGCAACCCTTGGTGATTATAATGAATTTATAAGAACTTGGGGAGAAGCAGTTAATAGTGTTGGGTTTACAGATAAACAAGTAATTATGCAAATGGATACTCTTTCCAGACGACTCCAATCATTAAAGGTTGATATGGCTTCAATCATTTCAAATTCAGGGCAAGGGGGACTAACTCAATTCTTTAAAGAACAAGTATCTTCTATAGATGCTTTCGTTATGGGATTGCAGAAAATCAGTCCTGAAACATTAAGCGCAGTTGGCTCATTAGCTAAACTAGCAATAACACTAGCCGCCGTAAATTCATTGCTTAAAAAATTCGTAACAGCAGAAACAATTGCAACCGTAGCAAATTTAGCTACTAAAATAAGAGAAACCACCTCTGCTACCGAAGGGTTAGCACTTGCAATGAAAGCACTTGGCAGAAGCGGTCCAATGATTGCAATAACACTTGCATTAACAGCAGGATTATATGCCTTAGAATCTTATACAAATGCACTTGGCGAAGAAGATCAAAAAGAAAAAGAAAGTATTGCAACAAAACAAGACCAGATAGCACTAGCAGGACAACAAATTGAAACGATTCAAAAACAAAAAGAATTTAGTGAATCAATGTATGGTGCTTATGTAAAATTAGATGGAATCGTAAAAACGTCAACAGAAGGTTCTGATAAATATAATAATGCATTAAAAAATAGAGGCACAACTGAAACTGAACTAAGGAAAGTTATGGGAGATGCCGCAGTTGATACCATTCGTGATGCAGGATGGACTAAAGAAGCGTATGAGAAAGAAGCTCAAAGTTTTACAGATGCAATAGAAGCTAAAAAGCAAGCCGCTGGTGAATTTCGTAAAGAAATGATTGTTTCACTAGAGAATCAAAAAGCAGTAATAGAAACACAAATAGATGAATATTGGCAAGATGCTAAAAACTTTAATGACAGTATTGCTTCTAAAATAAATGCATTAGGAATTTGGAAAACAATTCAAGACGAATATTATAGAGAGCAAGCCGATATTGCTTCTAAACAAAAGAGTGCTTCTGAAAAGGCTTTAGCAGATACAACAAAAGATGTCGAAGATAATCCAGGAAATGATATAATTAAACGTAGACAAGAAATGGCACAGCAAGAATTAGAAGGTGCTTCATATAATCTTGACTATTATAATCAAAAGATTATTAATACAGAAGAAGGTCCATTAAATAAACTAAAATTACAACAAGCAGAAATAGATAAAAAAATAGCAGAAACTAAATTAGCAGGACTTCCAGACTTTAAAGGAATATCTTCGGGTGGATCAGAGGTTGATGATACAGGTAAAAAGGGTAAGGCTGGTAAAAGTATGCCAACTGACCAAACAGAACAGATAGAACAGAAATTAAGCAAGGCTGGATATAATGCAATTGTCGATGCCAATACAATTTCTAATAATAAATTTTCTGAATCATTATCAAGAATTTCTGATATGGCAAACAGACTTGGTAGTTCTTATGATTTGTTAGATAGTAAATTAGGCTCATATCAAGGTAAAATTGCATCACTTACTGATACTTCAAGTAAACTAAAAGAACAAATAGATAAAGACGTTGCAAAACTGAATGAACTTGCTAGTGGTGGAAATATTGCAATAACTACTACAAGTGGTGGTGGCTCAAACGAATCCATTGCAATGAATACAATTATGCAACAAGGATACACACCTGAACAGGCATCTGCAATTGTTGGTAATTTAATGACTGAAAGTGGAATACAACCTAATATTTATGCTCATGATGGTAGTGGTTCATATGGTATTGGACAATGGACTGGTGGTCGTAGAGATGCATTAAATGAATTTGCACAAAATAACAATTCAGATGTAACGGCTTTAGAAACTCAGTTAGCATTTTTAATACAAGAAATGAAAACAACCGAAGCAAGTTCAACTTCTAAATTCTTAAATAGTGATTCAACAACACCTGAACAGTACGCTTACGCCTTTGCTAAATATTATGAAAGACCAGCAGAACCAGCAAATCCTGATAGACAGAAAAATGCAAGGGATGTAATGGGGCAATATGAATCAGGTAGTTTAGGTGGTCAACAAATAGAAGTTTCAGTTACTATTCCCGAAGAGGTTCTTGCCGCAAAAGGTATGACAAAAACCCAATGGTCTGGAATGTCCACAGATTCTAAAAAAGAATTTATAGATCAAAATAAAGATCAGATTGCAAATGCTAAAGTTATTACAGCATATTTAAACCAAATTAGTGAAGAAGAAAAGAAATCATCAGAAATACAAAAGCAAATAACAGAAGCAAAGCAAAAAGAATATGAAGAAACAATCAAAGGAATAAAAGAAGTAGCTGATTACCAAAACAAACAATCTGATTTAATTACTAGAATGCAAAACGCTATGCAGGGTATATCTGGAAACGAAGGAACAAAAGCAGTTTCAACTCAAGGTGGTTTAGAAAGACAAGTTGCAATATCTGATGCTGAAATGAATCAATACAAGAAAAAAGGTATTGATATATTTACCAATCCAACAGCAAATGAAGAACGTGTCAAAAACCTAGAACTTAAAAATCAACTTGAACAGCAATCAGCTTTTACAACTCCAGAAACAGAATATAAGCAAACTATGTCAGGACTAGATTATCAAAAGGCTATGGATAAATTAAAACATCCAACAAAATCACTGTCTGATGAAAATTCTAATCAAACTACAGAAATAGATTATTATACACAAAAAATTGCCGCACTAAATAGCCTTATGATTGAAGCTAAAAAGAATAGTATATTTGCCGAAGACACGGAGAAATATAGAGACTTTAAACTACAGTTGGCACAAACTCAAAAAGACCTACAAGATGCTATTGATGAACCAACCAAAAAGATGAAAGAATCTGCCGAAGGTGTTTTTGATTCAATTCTTTTAAAAGGTGAAGATTTTCATAAAGTATTTAAAAAATTATGGGAACAACTAGCCGAAGAGGCTTTAAAATCACTTATGGGAATACAATCTGGCACGGGTGGATTATTCAGCCAGTTAATAAATAAACTAGGAAGTAATAATAAAAACTCAAGTAATTCTGGGGAAAATATAGCATCACTTGCAACGAGTTTATTACCAAATACTGATTTTAATAATAAACAATCAACAGATTATTCATTTGGTAATGCTGATTTACTAAATAGTGCAAATAATAAAAAATCATCATCAAGCGGAAATAGCTCAAATTATTTGGGATTATTACAAAGTGCAGGAAAAATGTTTAATTGGTTTGCTGATGGTGGAGAAACGAATGGACCTTCGATTGCTGGTGAAGATGGTAAAGAGGTAGTAGTTCCTGTAGAAAAGAATACTAAAAATTCAGTGGCACTTCTTAATCATGCGGCAAATAAGTTGGGTGTTTCTTCATTTGGTAAACAGTTAACACCTGATATAAATTCAGGAACACAGAAAAATGCTACACAATTAATAAGCCAGAGCACAACGTCCATGAAAGAAACTAATGGAATATTAGTAAATCAAAATAAAATACTAGTTACGATGCTTGGTAAACTAGGGAATAATAATTCTCAACAATCACCACAAATGGCAGTTTTGCAACAGCAACAAACAGACGATTCATTATATTCTCAGATACAAAGGATGACAGCGCATGGATACGATTTCAGTTCTAAATAAATATATAGGAATACCATATGAGTTTGCTGGGTTTTCACACGACTCAGCAGACTGTATTGGTCTTGTAAGGCTCTTTTATAAAGAGCATAATTGGGAGCCAGAAATATATGATGGAGAATTCGAAGAAGATTGGTATATAAAAACACCATTTCGTATGATACGATTCTTTATAAAAAACATGAATAAAATAAAAAAATCAAAAGAATTACAATTTGGAGATATAGTACTTTTCATGATAAATGGTGAATCTCATTGTGGTATATATTTAGAATATGGTAAATTATTAACAACTTTTCCACATAGTAAACAATGGAACACATCAGAAATGCCTGAAAGTTCATTTATATCGCATAGAGACTTTTGGGAAAAGGGATTTAAAATTGGGTTTAGAAGGAGATGATGACTTATTGACACATTTACGTGGAAGCCAATTGCTTCTCAAGGATTTAATCCTGATTATACAGCAAATAATATTAGAATAGAATTTGATAGCGGTTACGAACAGGTCCAACAGAAATCAGTTAATCTTAAAAAAATATGGGAATTTACAGTTGGTGGCACCGAAGATATTTATGCTAGCGTTATGTCCTTTTGGGAATCTCATGTACTTGGAGGAATTAAGTTTTATTATACTCCTCCATATCCAAATACAACCCAGTATACTGTTCGATTTGCCGAAGATGGTTGTAAACCGACTACATTTTATGCCCTAAATGATACTACTGGAGAATTTGGAATTGTAGGGTTTACTCTTAAAGTTAAGTTAAGGGTGTGTTATGATACATGAGCATCGTATTACCTGTAATTCTTTCAGAAATGAAAGATTCATATGAAACATTTTTCGTAGATTTATATATTATAACATTAAAAACTGGAGTATTACATTATACAAATTTAGACGTTGTTGTCCCTTGGTATGAACTTGGAACTAGCACTCAAGTAACTTATGAACCGATACCAATTCAAAGAAGTTCTCTTAAACAAACCCTTGATAATAAAATAGACAATGTAACGATCACTATTTCAGACTCAACAAATGCTTTTATGAATGCACTATTACAAACATTCGATTTTAGGGGTTCGCAAGTAGATATAATTCAAATAGCATATCCTGGAAGCCTCGCACAACCAACCGAATATAAATATGTTTATAGTGGGTATATTGATGCACCATCGTTAGATATGGATAAAGCAGTATTCAGTACAACATTAACACAGAGAATGGTTAACACAGAATCAGGAAGAATTGTTGGAATTAATTGCAATGCTTGGTTTGGAGATAATGACGAATGTGGGGCAACGCAATATACAAAAACTTCTACAACTAAATCTGGAACAACTCAATATACTATATATGATTCCGCAATAACAGAAGCAATTGATTACTGGAAAAATGGGACAATCACGATAGCTTATGAAACAAAAAAAATAATAAGTTCAACAGTTGGAAGTGTAACAGTAGAATACCCATTTTATACCGTTCCTGTTATTAATACTTCGTATACAATGAAAACAGGTTGTGACCATACTCCTACTGATTGTACAAGACACTCTAATACTATTAATTATGGTGGGTTTCCAGCAGTAGCACTCGATTATATGATTAAAACATGAGGAGATGGTAATATATGGGGAAAAGCACGGGAAAAGCAATTTTCTCTATTGCCGGATTCTTTATTGGAGCTGGTGGCTGGGGACAAAAATTACTTGGAATGGTTGGAAATTCTCTTGGTGCAGGTTTATATGGGGCTTCTCTTATGTCTTCAATATGGACAGCAACTCACCAAGGAGGATCTACAAGTTATTCGTTTGACACAGCGACGAATCAAATAGCTAATGATCAAATGATACCAATAGTTTATGGAACTAGGAAATATTCAGGCGCTCTTGAAACATGGAAATCTTCTACATCTACAGCTAGTTCTATGAACAAGGATGTAGTATTATGTGAAGGTGAAATTGAAGGAATACAAGGTATTACAGCCAACTGCATAAGTATTGGTGGCTATCAAACAATATTTGAAGTTGAAAATATAGCATATGCTGATGCAACAATCCGTATTCAAGAAACAGATAACCCAACAGGTAATGATAGGTTAATGACACTTTACGCAAATGGGACTTCTGATCAATTAATAATGCAAGGTGACGGAGATTTAAAAGATGATTCATCTAATGATTTTCAGTGTAATATGGGGTTATTCGTTCAGCATATTGAAAAGCTAGGTAAAGGGTGGAGAGTTTTAGACTTCAACGGTTGCTCTGCTACACCTGAAACAGTAAAACCTTTTGATGTACAAGCATGTTATAAAACTCCAATTGCAGTAACAGGTCAACAAGAAACAAAAAGTACCTATAGTTTATATACCGGTAGTGCTTCACAAACTCCCCCGACAAATTATTCTGTCACAGGAAGTTATAAAAATACAGCATGGATTCGGGCTAATTTAGTTGCAACCTCTACTCTCTCGTATAGTAATCCAAATATCGCATGTATAATCAAAGGTAAATTAGTATATGATACAAGAACATCACTAACTGCATATTCAGAAAATCCTGCAATGTGTCTAAGAGATTATTTATTAAATAAACGATACGGAATGGGAAGATGGTTAAGTGAAGAAATGCTGGATGCTGACTCTTTTGAAGAGGTTGCAGATTATTGTGATGGTTCGGTTACATATGTTGATGCTTATGGTGTTACAGTTACAGAACCAAGATATGCATTAAATTTAATTCTTGCACAAAAGCGTAAACACTTAGATAATATTCAAGACATTCTTGCAGTATTTGGTGGATTTTTAAGTATATCAGGAAATAAGATTTATTTAAGGATGGAAAAACAAGAATCTTCATCTTATTCTTTTACAGAAAATAATATGCTTGAGGTTAAATTTGATTATGACGGACTAACTTCTTGCCCAAACCAGTATAATATTAAGTATTATGATCCAGCACAAAATTGGGCATTAATTTCAGTACAAGTAAATGATTATGCAGACCAAGATGCAAGAGGAGCAATAATACCAAAAGAAGTAACATTACAAGGTTGTACCTCTCAAGGACAAGCATTAAGACTTGGTAGAATATATAAGGCTATAAATAGACTAAACGGAGCGGTTATAACATTTTCTACAGGGACGTTTGCAATGCATTTACAACCAGGAGATATTTGCACTATTTCATATAGATCTCTTTCAAATGCACCTTTTAGAATAATGAATACAGCCGAAGAAAACGGTAAGTGGAAAATACAAGCACAACAATATAACGCAAGTATTTATGATGATGCATTAGGTGCTCAAATAACTATTGGGAATTACGTAACTACACCAAGTGCATTAGTAGAAACTGTTCCTTATGTTACGGACTTATCAGCAACTCAAAATTATAGAGAACTTGGAGACGGAACAATTGTTACTGATATAAAATTAGCATGGCTATCTACTTATATGAACTACAAAAATGCTGATATCTATATGTTATCTGATAACCCTGCTATGGACGAAATAGATGTATCGATAAATGAACTTGATGGTTCATGGAATAGTATTACGGCATCATCTAATACATGGATATATGCTGGGACAGGTACTAATTCTTTTTTTGTAACAAATGTTACGAAAGGACTTACTTATACCTTTAAAGTAGTTACTGTAAATACTTCTAGTAGAAGATCTGATCTTGACAATTCTCCAACAATTGATGTTACAGTTCATTCAAAGACATACCAGCCAACAACACCAAATGATTTTACTGTTGATATTACAACAGTATGTACTTGGAATTGGAGTACGTCAGATTCTGACGTGGATTATTATGAATTGCGCACTGATACAAATACTGGTAGTTCAACTAATTTACTTGTAAAAACATCGTCAACAAAGGCAACTGTTACTCCAAGTTCTCGTAGTGGGACTGCTTATTTATATTCACATAATACAGCAGAAGAATATTCTAGTGCCGCAACGCTTACTTGGAGTAAGACTGCACCAATTGCACCTGTGGTTACAATAACTTCAATATTTCAAGGATTAATAATAACTACAGACGTCCTTCCTACGAATGCTACGGGAATTTCCGTTCACACAAATGACGGAACGGGAACAGTTATATATTCTAGTGCTAATAATAGTTATACCTTTAAATCAACGGCAGGTATTTATGATATATCCGTTGCTTTTACTGATATCTTTGGAGAAGGAACATTATCTGCTGTTCAGAGTTTCACTATATCAGCCACTATAGACCCTGCATTAATTGCGGCAGAATCATTATCTCTTGCCAAGATGGATACCACAATACAAGCGGCAGTTGCGGCGGCTCAAGCTTCAGTAGACACAACAACTTTTAATACTGCAATATCTGGGAGAGTCTCTTATACTGACTTTAACAGCGAAGTCAATACATTAGTTCAGGTTGATGAAACTAATGCTTCGGCAATTCAACAAGCTTCTTACCAAATAACCACAACTGTGGCTATATTAAATTCAGACCCTGGAGCTACCCCACAATATACAGCTATTTCTCAATTAAAACAAACTGCTGATGGAATAACAACCACAGTTCAAGATTTTAAAGATTATCAAAATGGTCAAAACACTGGATTTTCAAGTCAAATAACCCAAAATGCCAGCAATATAACTTCGGTAGTAACTGAACTTAACACAAATCTTGAAAACTGTGGATATACTGCTATTGCTCAAGCGGCATCAGCTATTCAGTTGAGGGCTACAAGTGCTAATTTAATATCATTAATCAATGTCTGTCCAGAAGCCATAACTATAGATAGTAAATATATTCATATTACGGGAACCACTTTGTTTGATGATAGTGTAATTGTAAATAGAATGCTACAAGCTCAAAGTGTTACTGCTGATAAAATGTCAGTAACTTCATTATCTGCTGTGTCAGCAACTATTGGAACCTTAAGAACAGCTACTACAGGGGCTAGAACTGAAATATCAGATAATCTGATACAAGTATTTGATACCAATAATGTTCTTAGAGTAAGGATTGGGGTGTTTGACTAATGCAAGGGTTACAATGTTTTGATGGTGAAGGAAATTTGATACTAGATGTTACTGATAGGTTAACTAGGGTATTGGGAGAATTTGATACTGGTGTTGTTAATGGTTCACTAATAGATGATGGATTAAGAACGGGAACTCCCTGGTATAACATTTTTTATCCTAATTCTGGTGAGTTGATTTACTTAGTACCTTTAGTTATCTGGACTGGTGACAATGAGTTAATATGGACATTTGCCAGGGATAATCCTGTAAGTCTCCATGTTATGTATGGGGTGTACTAATATGACAGCAGGAATTCAAATATATAATAATAATAATATCCTTCAGATTACTGAAGAGTATAGAAACTTTCAATTTATAAATAAAGTTACTGTTACCTTAACGGATTTAATTACCTCTTATCAACCCAGCGGCCAGTCAGTATTTCTTGGTTCTAATTTATGGGGTACAGGGACTCCTTTATATAGTGAAAGGGTAGTGCTAACTCCAGAACAAGGGAAAATGATATATGCTTATAGATGCAATAATGGTAAATTTGTTCAATGCATGCTACTTCTAGGTAGGTATGCTCCAGATATTGGAAATCCAATATTAACCATATCAGGTGAGCAAGGGGCTGAAGTTACTATTTATTTCTTTGACTATAATAATATTCCCCCTGGACAACATTTTGAGGTAAGAGATAGTAACAGTAATGTAGTATTCTCAGATCAAGGTAAATTTATGAAAGTAATATCCTCTGTCCAGGGAGTTAGAACTAGACCCACAACTATAGGTACAGTTTTAGGTACTGTATCTCATGATTCCAACATAACTTCAGCTATATCAGCTGGTTGTTTAACATGGGAAGTTAATATACCAGATGTGGGATTTCCCCCAAATGCTGGATACACTGGAGTAAGACTTCAGGCTTTCAATTTTCAAAGTAATCAAATTATAAGTACCTATCAAGTCTTAATGGATGATAGTGTTTGGGTTAGTCAGGTTCCATCCAGTTATTATTGGACTAACTACGCAGTTAACTACCAATATTTAGTTTTAGATGTGACAGGATTATAGAAGGGGGTAACATAATGGCTTTTGAATATGGAGAAGAAACAGACCCAATATCTGGAGCAATAACTCATACTGGTTCGTGGGGTGCTAAAAGTATCCCAAAAGATGCTATGGCAAGAATAATTGAAGATTTAAGAGTGTTAAATGATGGAAAAATGAGTTTTCCATCATTATCCCAAAGTGTAATTCAAAAGTTTTATAATAAAGAAGCAGTAAATATAATTTGTTATGGGGACAGTATCACATATGGTTATACTGGATCAGTTCAAGTAGATACCCCCTATCCTGCTAGGCTACAAAGTAATTTAAGAAACCATTTTAACAATCAAGTAATTACTGTGGTAAATAAGGGGACAAATGGTCAAACCAGTACACAAGGCTTAGCCAATATGGATACTGATGTAATTGCTTTAAACCCAGATTTAGTAATTATACTTTATGGTATTAATGACGTTGCAGTTGGAACTTCTCTTTCTGATTATGCCTCTAATCTTAAATTAATGGTGGAGAAGTGTATTACTGCTGGTATTGTTCCAATGTTATTAAACCCTCCACCCACTTTTTATCCCCAATGGAGTGAACCAACATCAGATACCAACAAACTTATATACTTATACAGTGGAATTGTTGAAGGTATAGCAAAATTATATGACATAGGTTTTATGGATTTTAATAAAAAAATAATGGAATTGTATCTTGATCAAATATATTCATATAATTATCTTCAACCAGATAACTTTGTTCATTTTAATGCTCTTGGTTATTTACTAATGGGTGATTTGGTATTCTGGGGATTGTTTGACCCTGATAGTAGAGTATTGGAGTTAGACCAAAGAAAAGATATAACCATTCCAGCATGTTTTTCACCCTTTGTGTTTACCAATATTGTTGGGTCAGAAGCAGATGTTAATCAATTTTATTCATTTAACCTAAAAGCCCTATCAGATAGTACCTTAGGTGGATTTTTCTCATTTGACTTTGTGGTTTCAGCCCCACATATGGATTTGTTTATTATGTGTCCAAAGAAACCAGATGGGGGAATAATGGTTATTAATATATTTGGTCCTGCTATTTCAAAAGCCATAGAGATAGATTTATATAGTAAAACTGATACCTTATTTGATGTTAAGAATCTCATATTAAGTGACATTGGATTAGGTTATTACTATATGTCAATCAACATTTCTAATGCCAAGCCTGGTCAAACTACTGTAACACCTTACAGTATATATATGTCAGCATTTAAATTTCAACCATCAATATTTTATAATAACGATGCCTCATTTTCATCAGGAACTGTGGGAAACTTAAATACCCTATATAACCTAATTGATTCAAAAATTAAATATTCTCCTATAGCTAGTGTAACTCCTTCACCTTCAAACTTAATGTTATATAACTATCGGGATTTAAGTTTAGACCTAGTTAATCTTAAAACCCTATCTATTGAGTTTGAGGGGTTATTTTATGCAGGTAGTGGAATATCTTGGTTTGGTAATAAATCAAATAATACATTGAAGATGTCTCCTGGTTATAGTCTTTCATTAGAAACATCATCAATAATTTTAAATGCCAATGGGGCTTCAATAGCCACAGCTACTGTAACTTTAGATTTCACAAAAATACACCTTATTCAAATATTTCACTCAAAGGTTGGGTTAATTAATGTTTACATTGATGGAGCCTTATTAATCACGGTTACTGATATATCTTTCAACGCTGGATTCTGTGGTATTTATAGTGAGTCTATTGCCTCCCCAGCTATTATTAAATTAAATAGTCTTAGGTTTGGTTATGTTGATAATATTGTAGTATAAATCACAGTCGGGGGGATAAATCAGATGGGTGTTGAGGAGGTTACGGTTGAACTTCTAAGAAAAATGAATGAGATTTCTGATGCGGTTCATAAAACAGAAACAAGTGTTGCGATCATATCAACACAAATAATTGAACGTGAAAAACGTGAGGTAGATTCTGCAATATCGCAAGAAAAAGCATTATTATCACTAAGAGATATTCAAACCCAACAAGGCAAAGAAATTGAGACACTTAAAGCAAATTCTAATAAAATAAGTGGGGCTGGCGCATTAGTTTACGGTATTATAACTGTAGTAAATCTAGTGATTGCTGGCTCAACACTAGTAAAGACGTGGAAATAATGGATAAATTAAAACTTACTCTAATATCACTTGCTTTAGTTCTTATAACGCTTTCTGGAATTGTTGGGTATACAATGGGATTTCAAAATGGAGAAACCTATACAAAAAGACCTATTTATTTAAGAGTAAATAATCATAGCGTAGTAAAGGCTATGGACGTTGCAAATATAGAAAAAAGTAAACAAACCATAATTATACAATATTTAAAAGGAGAATAATATGAGAGAAATAACATTAGAAGAATTAAAGGAAGTTGTTGCCAATTCTTTTCAAGGATTAAATGATTCTGCATATAATCAAGGTCGTTGTATAAAAATATATAATCATTGGAGTGCAGGACATTATGGTCAGTTCTTTGATGATTACCAGATTAATATAGATAGGGATGGAAGCATTCATTTATCTGTTGAAGATTTGTCAGAAGTGCTATCTCATACCTATCATAGAAATAGTGGGGCGGTTGGTGTTGCCCTTGCTTGCTGTGTTGGTGCGAATACAGATAATCTAGGAAATGAACCTCCAACGGCACAACAACTAGAAATGTTATATCAAGTAAATGCAGTAATTTTAAAAGGAGTAGCGATACCTGCTGATAAAGAACATTTAATGACTCACGGAGAAGCGGCAGATAATGAAGATGGTTTAGTTGCTAGTGATCCTTATGGTCCCAACTCAACCGTAGAGAGATGGGATTTGGAATTTTTAGGAACTAAAGAATCTCCTAGTTATAATCCTTCGTCTCAAAGTGGTGACAGGGGTGGAGATATAATCCGTGGCAAAACTGAATATTATCTGCAAAAATTGGGGTGATTCAATATGAATAAAAGGTATGTAATTTTTATAAGTAGTGATGCTTGGTATAGTGAAGTTATTAAATTTGTAGAATCAATTGGTGACGAATCTAAAGGGTTTGTCCCTTCCCATTGTGGAATGGATGTTAGTGGACATTTCAGAGAAGCCCTGTCTAGTGGATTTGTGGAAACTAATATTGATTTATATGATAAAAATAAAGTAAGAATATTTGAATTAGATGTGCCTGACGAATTTGTACAAGCTGGTGATACTGAATTTAATAAAGTTTGGGGTAGACCATATGGTTGGTTAGCCTTACTAAACGGTGCAATTTACACACTTACTGGAATTGAAACAGAAGGCGATGGAGAATTTACTGGAGACTGTAGTGAAGATGACACAAGAATATTAAGAGCATATGGCTATGATATTTTAAGTGAAGTTCCGGCAGACGATATAACGCCCTATATCCTATATAAAGAAGTTGAAAAAATAGGAAAGTTGGTTGAAAATGTATGAACTGTTTGTAACAATAGGTGGTAAAATTATCACATGGATTTTGCCGTACTTAATTAAAAAAGCAGACAAATATGTACCAATATTTTTAGATGATTTAATAAATAAAAGAGAAAATGGAGTGGTAAATAAAATGGCAACATTAAAAATTACAGTAGAATCAGATGCGACAACCCCTGAACTAATTACGGGAGCAACTTTGTCAACGACAATCAATGGTACGGTGGTTACGTATACGACAGATGCAACAGGAACAATTGAAAAAAGTGGGTTCACAAGTGGAGAATCTTATACCTTTACAGCAGTAGCTACAGGGTATGCTACAAATACAGTGACTATAGTTGCAAGTGATGATGGTATTGTTAGTGGCATAATTAAATTGGTAGCAGAAACGGTAGCTGGTGTCACCAGTGCGGTTGAATCAGTTGTTAGCAAAGTATCAGATGCAGTTAAAACAGCTGAGACTAGTACAACGACAGTAAGTGAAGATTGGAAAACAATTAAAGCTACAGCCGAATCTGCAATTAATGGATTATCTACTTCACTAACAACTTCTGACTTAACAAAAGATGGAGTTGTAGAATCATTATATTCTCAGTTGACAACGGTTATTAATTCTTCTATTACTAAAATAGATGCTTACAAATCGCAATTAATGATCTCAAGACATACTAAAAACTTTTGGGAATGCGTTTTAATTGATGCTAAATTATCAGGTATTGAATTATTTGAATACTTTGTTGCTAAAGAAATTAGTGCTATTAAAACGAAGATCACTGATAAATTAAGTTCCCTTACAAAATAATCTTTGCCCCTTAATTGGGGCTTTTTTATTGTCTGTTTTTAAATACCTATATAAGTATAGGGGGTACTAATATTATGTTAAAAAAATGACTAGTTTGTAGAAGAAAATAGGGATAGGTTGGATTGTATAATAAAAAGAACCCCGTTAAGGGTTCAATCTAAACTTTTCCATTTTCTTTTAATATATCTACAAAAACAATACATAGAACGACAAAACATTCCGCTAATAAGGATCATAAATAAGCTTGCCATAAAATATGCAAAATATAAATCACCTAAAATATATTTTAATAATTCACCAATCCCCATAAAAATTAAACCACCAACAATCAAAAAAATAAAACTAGCTACTTCGGTAGATTCTATAATATCTTTAAAAATTTCACTTAATAATTTAATTACTTTCATTTCTATTTAATTCCCTTTCTAAAAGGTTATATTTCATTGCATTCTCAAAATATAGTTTACATTCAGAACACTCATCATTAATTTCAGTTTCAATAGAACAATGTTCGTTATAGTATCCACAATTACAAATTTCAAAACATAATGGCTTACCTTTTATCATTTAATTATCTCCTTTTATAGATTATCACATCCGCAAGATTTAACTCTGTATTTCTGATCTCCATATTTAATTAGACCTCCATCCCAATCTTTAGGACAAATCAACTCTAATTTACCTATTTCTTCATATTCGGTATCATTCTTTTTCTTTACTTCGTTTCCTAAAACTGCTAATACTTTACCCCATTCATCTCTTGCTAAGCCTGATTCTAGGTTCATAACAATACTAGAAATAGTATTAATATCTTTATTTAACTTATCTAATTCTTCGCTAATTTCTTTTGCTGTCATTTAATAATTGCCCTCCAATGCGATATAAATAAAACATAATAACCCAACTATAAATAAGAATAATATAAATGTCATTACTCCATATATAATATAATTCAACTATTAATTCTCCTTTAAAATTTAATACTTAATTTAGCAGACGTAGATCCTTTGTCATCTTTTGACATTGATAAAATAGTAGCATCAGATATTTTATAATCTGCACTAATTGATTGTTTATCTTCACTTAAATTCACAGTAGCACTTACATTTTCGTTAATATCATGTTTTAATTCTAATTCATTTTTATCTATCATGATTTCATTTCTTTAATAATTTCATTAATTTGTGCTTGTGGTAATTTAGTATCCCGAGGAAACATATTCTTCATTTTTCTGTTATAATAATCTTGAGCTCCACCTACAAATTGTAATTCTCTTTGATATCCATTAGACATAATATGGCTATATACTTCACCCTCTTCGCAATAAATAGGTTCTACAAATTTTTCAATTTTAATTAATTTTAATTTACCTGTAATAAGTTCTTGAAGAATATAATTGCTTTCTCTACAATGATTATCACATATATTCATAGACTCATCAAAATGATATGGATTCAACCCAAAAGATATACCATATATATTCCCTATGTTAAAATCCTCATTAATTACCACATTAAATATATCCAATATTTCTTGTGCATAATTAGTCATTTCTAATTTTTTATTCATTTTTTAACATCTCCTTTTTTATCAGTCATTATTTACCTCTTTTAATATATTATATACCTCTTCAATAAAATCAGCCAATCCATCAATAAACCAGTCTAGATATTGGTTATCAGTTAATTCACCTTGCTCTTGATATTCGTTTATTATAAATAATTCATAATCCAACTCGCCATATTGTTTTGCTGTTATTTTAGAAAGATCAAAAGATTTTATACTTTTTATCATATTATAACCTATCTTGTCAAGATAACTCCACCAAAAACTAAAATCTGCACATGGCGGTAATTTACCGTGTACTATTAATTGGTTTATTTTTAGTAATGAATTATCTATTATTGTTGGAATTTTGTTTATATCAGTCATTGAAATCTGCCTCATTAAATTCGACTACATCCCCTTCAACGAACCACAAATTATCATGATTATCAATCTCTATCCCCCTTAGCTTTGCGTGTTGATTCCAATTGTGCCATTCTTCATCTTTAAAAAATAATTCTAAATTATCATCGTATTCATTTAGCTTTTCTCTTAATTCTCCAACTGTCATTAATCTTCATCTCCATTTACAATATTAAATTGTTCCCCAATATCTTTTATAGTATTTGCTAATTCAGTACAAATAGATCTTAACCAAGGGATGCCCTTATCATTCATAACTACTTGCATTTCTTCAACTGTTAAATCGCTAAAACAAATATTCTCATATTTATTATCTCGTTTAATTCTAAAATAAATTCCATCTAAATTTCTATTCATTTATTAGTTTCCTTTCTTGTTCAAAGAATTATATAAATAACACGGAATTGAAACTAAGTGATCATTAGAGTTTTCTAAGTCTTCAATTAAATATTTGTATACACCAACATTTCCATAAAATGTGCGAGTTGTGTATGCTCCTAAATATTCCTGTTCTTTACGCTTATCATTTTTATATCCAAAATATCTATTTAATATTGATCCTTCTCTATTTTCCCAATCATATATAATTTTATCAAGTCTTTTTATTTCTTTATCATTTTTATCTACAATTTCTTTTGCTAACTTAATTAATCTTTCTTTTTCTAAACTACCTCTAATTATTACATGATTCATTATGTCATCCTTTCGTCATAAATAATGTATATTTTATCTGACAAAATTTTACTATACCGATACTCCCATCTGTCTATAAAATCTTTCTAGTGCATTAATTGCAATTTGATTTCCTGTGCTATTTCCATATTGATTGGGCAATCCTCCTAAATATGCCAATTCTACTAAACTATCCTGCATTTCACATACAATTTTTGTTAAGAAAGAAACTCGCAAATCATTGGACTTATAAATTTTATTTGATGGTCTATTAATTACTTTGTCTATTGTAACCCCTTTTGGGGTAATCTTTGTTACAATTCCCTTATTTAATGCCTTATAATTTACTCCCTTAATTGGGGAGTATGCTGAGTATCCACTATAATAAATTACTTCGTCATTAATATTTACTGTAGTTCCAAACGCATCAATACTTGTTTTCATTATTTACTCTCCTTTTATTATATCACCTTGTTTTATATGTGTCTAGCTTAAATTATTGACATACCACTATCAATTGCATATTTTAAATCTGTATCAATGAATGGTTGAATATGTCTTTTCTTACCATCTAATACGGTAAAGTACGTACCAATCCACTGAGGACGGTAATTTGCACGTTTTGCGTAACCAGCTAGGTTTAAAAAACTACCATTATTAATTTCATAAGTTGGCACAACCGTAACTGATTTAGTGTATTTGTTCCATTCATAAACTAATTTTTGTTCATATGAAAGCTCGTGAATATGTTCTTTATAAATTAGATCGACTCGTGCAAATTCATAATAGTTTTTAGTTCTTTTATGTTTATGAATAACACTAATTGTATAACAAATGTCTTTTACATTAATAAATCCTAGGCACATATCCCCTGTATAAAGTTTTGGAATACCAAGTAATACAGCTAACATTCTATTTGGGCTGATATAAGCACTTTCCATAACACGAGATGAATGATTTCCCATTTCCCCTATGGCTAAAATTCTATTATCATTAACTAGCGGTTTTAAGTCTTCGACCAATGAGTAAATTTGATCTTCTCCAACCACTTGCTCGTCAAGGACTATGCCTTTACTTCCTGGCAAAATGAGGTCAGCAATATCGCCCCCTATAATAACATAACAGTTTGGAATACTCATAATAAAATCAATAGTTTCTTTAAAGTACTCTCTGTCATTTGCACCTGAATGGATATCGCTTAAAACTACCAATAGTATTTTCTCAGCTTCTATTCTAGTACTAAACACGTGTTGATTAATATTATCGCTTAAATCTTTACTTTTATTAAACATTTAATTCCTCCAATTTGTTCATTTTCTTTCTAAAGCATTTAATACCACAATAAACGCATTTTGTTTTACTATCACCAAATCGTTCATTCATATATTCAGGAATTAAGCAACCACTTTTACTTTTATAAACCTTCCTATATGTCTCTTTTCTATCTTTTGTATTATCTCTGCACCACTCAGCACCTAAATTTGCATTTCTATAATAATCTGATAGACAGCCAATAGAAGAATAGCAACCATTTGTTTCAGACGTATCACATCGAATACTTTTCCATTCTTCGTATAAATATGGAAACTCTTCACGAATTTTATCACGGATATGTTTTACATGATTGCGAATTGTCCTATCATTTAAATTCATTTCTTTTCCACAAGACACAGAGGTTAAACCTCTAATCATATGAAGTTGAAATACTTTTAATTCTTTTTCATTTAATAATTCTAAACAAACTCTAAAATCATCACATAAATAATCGTATTCATCTTTTTTACTTACTATGTTATCGGGACTTACACCTAAATATCCATCCGCTGATCTAATTTCCCAATCAGTCGAACATAGTTCTTTTTTTAATTCAATTATAATTTCGTCAATAATATCACTCATGTTTGTCAAGTCCAATCAAATCTCTAAATCCACAAATAATAATTAATGCTCCCATAAATGCAACTAACAAACTTGGTTCTCTAAAAACGTCAACCCAAAAAATATTAATTGCAACTCCAATAATAATTTCAATTATTCCTTTCATTTTTCTTCATCTCCTTTTCTTTTTCTCTATCAATAATTCTTTGTTGATTTACTCGTACTAAATCATGATTTCTCATAAGTTTTTCAAATGTATCTTCTGCTTTACTTTTTGTCATAATTAATGTAATTAGTTTAAATGTCTTAATAGTGAAGGTAGGCAAGTGGTTATTACCCATCCTTTTATCTACATCGTCTAAATCTGATGTAAACGGCAACTTGAAAACTCCGCAATATGTGACTTGAGCACTTACATTCATTTCATCTTTATATGTTTTAAAATATTCCATTGCATCGTCTTTATTTCCTAAAATTCCTGCTCTATAAATCTTATCACGAATGTATAATAAAAAGTAATGATATTCGTCAATTTGTAACATAATTAAATCTCCATTTCTTCAATATAAATATCTCCACCAGAATATACATCATATTTCTTGGCACAATTAATTGCAATATTAATCTTTTCTAAAGTTTTAATTTTTGTATTCTCAAGTGCTGATAAGGCTGGAAGTGCATATTCTGCACCGCTACCAACTCCAGCAATATTGTCTTTTAATAACAATACCTGAAAATCATTATCTACTCTATATAATTTTCCATGATACCCAACTAAAAACGTAGCACCTTTTTGAGCCCCATCTGAAAACTTTCCCATAAACCCCTTGTCAGTAAATAATGTTCTTATAGATTCAATAAACTCTGTGTTCATATATACTATGTCAGTTTGTGTTGTTAACTGCTTTGGCACAGCAAGCGAATATCTTAATAGTGAAATCATTCTAGGATATCCACAACAGCCAAATATAAATTCTCCATTTTTAAATACTTTTGAATTTTCTTTTGATAGAAATAATTTAGATGAGTCTGTACTTAACTGTGAGTCACAACCCATATACAATTTATGTTTACCAACCATTCCAATAACACAGGTCATTATTTATTCTCCTTTAATTCGTATTTATTTGTATATTCTTTTAGTTCACTTAAATCTTTTTCGTACTTAATAATTTTAACCCATTCTTTTTTAGCATTCTCGAGTTCGAGAATAACCCCTTTACTTTTCCCTTCATATATAATTATATCACATCTTGATAATAAGTCAAGACACATTTGAATACATTTATTATATGAAACCGAATTGTCACAAAAACTAAAATTTAAGACTGGATTAATTACTGTTGCATTTGGAATTTCTCTTAAAATCTGCAATGCAATTTCTGCTGATCTATTTTTACTTTGTTCTTCACAACCTGTAAATGGCAAGCTAATATAAATTAACAAAGGCAAAGCACCTCCAATTCTTTAATTACATTTAAAACACTAGAAACTATTCTAGTATCAATCATATTAACTGGTATAACTGGTCCATATTCTGGAATAGTCCAAATTGGATATTTTTGTCCAGCATAAAACATTTCTCTCATTATTATCTTTCTTCCCATAAATTGAATAGTATTTAATGTATTATCATATACCGCTACGGTATCGTCTTTAAATTCTTCTATAATATCATTATAAATATCTAAATCGCTACATTCAATTCTTATTTTCATTTTACGCCTGAACTTCCAAAACCTTCGCGATTTTGATTATCTAAAAATAATACAGTATCAAATTCAAATACTGGCATATTTTTTTGGATTCTAAACTGACAAATTCTATCATTCTTTTCTACTTTCCCATCAGAAATAGCATACCAAACTGAACTCCATTCATCATTATTGCCATTGTAAGCATTGTCTATAACGCCTAAACTATTTGTTAAAATTAGTCCAAAATTTTTATAAGTACTACTTCTTGGTGCTACGACTGCTTCATATCCTTTGGGCAATTCCATTGCAACATTTAGTGGAATCTTAATTGTATCTCCTTTTTTATATTCGATTGCTACTCTACTCCGTAAGTCAATCCAGTCACCCTTACCTGTTTTATTTAACTTTTCAATTGTTTCATCAAAATATTTAATCTTAATTTTCATTAATTAAATCTCCTTCGCTTCTACCATATTTTTCTGCCAAATCTTTAAAAAATACTGGATATAAATTATATAGTTTATCTAATAATAAGTTTGAAATTAATCTAATATCATCTTGTGCATGAATATCACTTCTTAAATCAATCATATGTCTAATTTCTCTAACATTTGCACTCATACACATTTCTGTCATAACCGAATTATTTAAAACGCTTCTTGCCAATTCGGGTTTTGCTTTTAACTGTAATAAATTCATATATTCTTTTTCAGTTCTATAACAACTTTCTTTCCATATATACAATTGTGGAGATGTTAATCCATTTGGTTGAATAAATGTTACTGAATTATTAAATTTATTACTACTATAATTTACATAGCGTTGTGACTGGACTGCGAAAGAAAAAAGCCTATGTCTTGACAGTTGTGCAAGATCTTTGCGATCACAAACTACTTTAAACATAATATTACCAAATTCTAAAATACTATGATGTCCACTTTTAATTAATGAAGAGATTAGCCTTTCAGCCGATCCCTCACTAATCATATTGTCACTTTTATAACATGTTCTACCTGCTGTTTCACATTTTTCTAATAAATCTTTATAGGTTGGTGGATTAATCAATTCTACACTTCTTTTTACTATTTTCAACGAATCACTCTCCTAAAATTTCTCTATTATAATCTAATAATGTTAATAATAATTTTACATCTTCTTTTTTAATTACAGTAATTCTATTTGTCTTATCATCTATTCTTTCATCCAATTCAATTGTTCCATTATTAAAAAAATCAAAAGTAAATCGAGGTGGAAATCCATACCAAGGATTATTAGAATTTACTATTTCTTTTGACTCAAAAGAATCAACAATGGATTTTTTATGTTTATTGTCTTCTATTTTGGTATTGATTAAAGCAATTTTTAATTTTAAATCTTTTATTTCTTCTTCCAGATTGTTTATGTTTTCAATTCTTAATTTATCTTTATTACTGTTAAAAATATTAAACAATATTTTATTCCCTCCTTTTTATAGAGTGTCCCTTAATTACAGATGGACCAACTGCATTCCTGGCACGTCTGGCAGTGCCCATCAAGTTTTAGTGAGTATTTTCCACATTCAGGACACTTCATTAATCCATCGGTACTTACTTCTTTTACTTCTTTACCATTATTATACTCTTCTTCAAGGGCTTCTGCAATAGCATTTCCACAAGAACTTGAAATTTCTTTATTTCCTTTTCTTCTTAATAATTGGCAAGCTTCACACTTATTTTCTTTTAATTCATTAATAATTCCTTTTACACTAGATCCACTCCTAAGGGCATAAGATACTAATCTTGTAATAGTTCCAATGTTACTTTTACATCCAGATGACGTTGCCGTAAACACTTCAAAAATATCTCCTGCATCATTTCTATTAACTGTTACATACATTGATGGTACGCATGAGGTTTCTTTCTTATAGGTATTACCATTTACTTTTTTAATTTTTCTTCGTTTTTCAGGTACAATAGAATCAAATACAATTTCATTATCTTTTTTATCAGTTACACCCAAAATATTAGCACGTTTACATTCATCCACAAAAACTGTAATTCCTTTTAATCCCTGTTTCCATGAATCTAAATAAATATCAGAAATTTCTTCGGTTGTTGTTCCTTTTGGTAAATTGATAGTAGAACTAATTGCATTATCTACATATTGTTGCATAATTGATTGAACTCTAATTCTATCGGTCGGGTTTAATTCTTGGCTTTCTATAATAAATGGAAATAATTTTTTAATTTCTTCATCGGAAGTTGTCAATGGTAGGTTATTATATTCTAGTAATTCCTTTACTGACTTGGCAAATACTCTAAATTTAATTCCTTTATCTTCTGTTGAGTGTGTCGTTCTTTCATAACTGACCTTAAAGAGAGGTTCTACGCCTCCTGCAAGACCACCTGCAAATAAACTAAGGGTTCCCGTCGGGGCTACAGAAATTAGTGTTCCGTTTCTAAGACCATCTTTCATAATCTTATTATATAATGTTTCATTTGTAAACTCTAATTCTTTAATCATGCCTGATTCTTTTGTTTTATTCCAATCATATTTTCCAAATGGTTTATTAATTCTTGCAAGGTTACATGATTCTTCTAGTGCTGTATAATTAATTCTTTCAAATAGGTCTGCAACAAGATCTACTGATTCTTTTGAGCCATATCCAACTCCAAGGGCTACAAACATATCTGCTAGACCAAATACTCCAAGTCCAATACTTCTCCAGTCATCAATACATTTTCTATTCATATCAAGTGGTTGCATATCATATCCATAATCTAATGTTTGATTTAACATATCAATTGATAACTTAACATTTTTTACTAATAAATCGTAATCAATTTTTGCATCTTTTGTGAACTTATTTTTAACTAAATTATATAAATTAATACTTTGTAAATTACAATTATGAACTGCCATACCATTAGCATAAAATGCATTAGTATCATTGACATTTAAAATATCAAATACTTCTTCATTTCCACAAACTTCTATACTATCTATAATAAAACTATCTTTTCTAGTATCTACAATACCGGGTTTAAACTTATCTTCTTTTTTACTACCAGAAAACCCAAAAATTCTGTGATAATTTTTAGCACTCTTGCCTGCCAATATTAATTTATACTGTGGTTTACGATTTAATTCTTCTCTAAAAACAGTTGCCATTAATCTTGACTGTAGTCCAATTGCATAAAAGAAATTCTGAATTTGGTGAATCAGTTTACTACTTGTCGAACAAAATGCTACCTGTGCATTTGTTGTCCCTGTAATAAATCCATCGGCTGTCATTAGTCCACGAATAAAGGATATTTGCTGTTTTAATGTCCAACCATAAAATGATGTTGGTAATTCTTTGTTACATGCACGTTGTTGAACAAATCCAATATCTTTACAGTGTTGCATGGCATATTGGGTTGCACACTGTAACTGGTATGATGCATCATCATCCTTTAGAGGTGAATTAGTACTACATTTAAATTCTTCTTTGAACAATGGTAACAATCGTTCTTTAACATCCTTATCTCCATCCCCATAATTAAAAGAAATACCAACAGTAGTAGTTCCATACCAACCGTCTCCATGCATCCACCCAAACATCTCATATCTTTCGTCATAATCATTAACTGCAAAAACATTATATACTTTATTTACAACTATACTATCTTTTCCAACAACTAAATTTTTACACTCTTTCCACCCTAATGTTGTTAAAAACTTATGATCTTTTGTTGCTTTTACTGTTAACCCATTATGGAGTTTTACTGCATAGACTTCTTTTGTTCCCTTACTGATAACATTATCATATTTTTCATATTTATCATTTGTTGAGTATACCATTCCTGATGTTCCTACAAGTTCTTTTAGCTGACGAACACCATCAATTGTTCTAATAATGGTATCTCCAGTTAAACAACTATTACCCGAATTACCAAAAAATTCTGCACACGGATTTGATACTTCAATTTGGTATTCGGAGTAACCACTTAAAAGATTATTTCGTTGAACCCTATCAATAAAAATTAACCCAGGTTGACCAAAGTCTTTATTTACCTCACAAAACTTATTAAAGAACTCTTTTGCATTAATAGTTTTTCTAATTTCTTCACCCGTTGATTCTACCTTAAAATATAACTCAACTTCTTTGTTATCGATAACTGATTGCATAAAATTGTCAGTAAATTTAATAGAAATATTCATTGCTGATAGCTTTTCGTTTTTAATAAAAATATTAAGAATTTCATAAATATCTGGATGAGTGCAACTTAATGCCATCATCATTGCCATATGTCGGTTATTCTGACCGATTGATTCTCCAGTACTATTGTATTTACTTAATACAAATTCTACGCCATCAGAATACTTAGCCGAATTATTAATAATAGTTCCTTTTGGTCTAATATTATCTAAAGAACAACCAATTCCACCCCCTCTACTTCCGATGATGGACATATCTAAGTCTACTTTACTAATAGACTCTAAATTATCTTGAGGGCTTTCACAGATATAGCAGTTGGAAAGTGACACATTTTTCTTTCCTTTTAATCCTGCTCCTGCAATTGTTCTTCCTGCTGGTAAAATGTCGCATTTATTAAGTGCATTATACACTTCTTTTTTAATATCATCGGAATAAATATTACTAATTCTAGTTGCAATATCATTAAAACACGTTTCTCCATCATGAAAGTATTTCTTTTTCATAATTCCTTGGCTAATTTCGTTATCATACCATTTTTTATTATTCAAATTTTAATCTCCTTCGCTATGCTTATATAATTACGCTTTTGCTACTTTTAATGCAATAATATCTGTAGTGTAAATCTTCTTACCTTCTTTTTCATAAGATCCTGTACTAATTTCTGCCAAGACTTTTACATTATCACCTTTACTAAATCCATTTACAGTAGTTGCTACATCGCTAAATGCAACCAACGGTACAAATGCAAATCCTTTTGTCTTATCAGCCTTAACTGTAAATCTAACTACGCCCTCTTTTACTTCTTTGATAAAAGTTAACTCACCTTGTAATTTTACTTCATTCATTAATTCATTTCTCCTTTTTTAATAATATTTCTAGTAATCACAAACGCTAAATATAATCCACCTAAATTCTTAACCATTTCTTCACTATTATTGCTATCTTTTAAATTCTCAACAGTAAAATTTTCAACAATATCAGTAATCTCTGCAAAATATCGATTAAATTCTTCTTTGTCAATATTCTTATTACCCTCAACACCATCTAAACTAGAGAATAATCCATAGCCATAAGAGGCTAATTTAATAATTTGCATTCTCAATTTATCATCCATATTTATTTATTTATTCTCCCTTTTATAAAATGTTGTCTGTTTATTCATAATTTCCCATTGGCTATTCATATGATAGGCAATATCTTTTAAAATATTATATTGAACTTCTGTGTATTTGAATTGTTTTAATTTTAGGCTATATAATTTTAATGCATCTTGATATTCGATATTCGCTTCTGCATGTCTATTTCCTTCTGTTACTTTTGTTGGAGAGTGATTAATACTTTTTTGTGCCTTAATTCCACTTGCTGTATTTTTTGCATCAATCATTTCTTTTTCGTAGGAACACATTAATTCTCCATAATTACTCCGCAGAGTGGTTGCTTTTTGTCTAATATTATAACAAAGACCAATATCACCTTCTTTCACAATCCTATATTCTTCTAAAAGGCTTTTATATTGATCTACTAAATCATTCATCTAAACACCAACTAATTAAGACGTCTTCTATCTGCATAGTATGGGAACATTCATCTAAATGTCCATAAGCTTCAATATTGAATCCCATACCAGAGAAATAACTAGTCAACACATCATAATATTCTCTAGTTTTATCTCTGCCTGAATTTTGTTCATAATGATATTGAGTTTGCCCTCTATCACTTGCTTCTTTTACTGCTTTTGAATAGCGATTAATTGCATCTTTATATTTGCTATAAAGAGATTTAATTAATTCTTGATATTTTCTATTATTTTCTTGTTGCTCTTGGTCAATTCTTTCAATACTTTTCTTTGTATTTTTTACAACAAAATCATAACTAAAATCTTTATCTAGTAAATCAGCCAACTAGATTCATCTCCTTTTTTATTTACTATTTCGTATTCCCCTGAATAAAATAACACAAGAACCAGTAAAAAATCATCAAAATCTCTATAGTCTGGCATAATTAATCTATACATTTTATCGATATCAATTACTTCTGGGTTCTTTAGCTTATCTTCATCTAGTTTATCGAAGTGTTTATAATAAATTCTTTTAGCATCACCTTCATTTTCTGCAAATACGATTGCATTTTCTTTAGAATTATTAAACTGATAAAATTTCATTTAGTTCACTTCCTTAATCTACGATTTCATATTTTTGAATATTTACTTTAATAGCTTCTTTGGTTACTCCAGCTTCATTTACCATTAACTCAATAATATCATCATTTAATTGATTCATTCGATTATTGTAGGTTTCAATAAATTGTTGTTTATATTCTTCTTCAATCTCTTGCGTATCATCTACTTCAATAGTGAACTTTGCTCTTAATTTACTCAATTCCTCATCTCCTTTAAAATAATTATATCATCAATCCTATTCTTTGTCAAGAACTTTATGAACTTGTTGTTGTACATACCAATATCTTTCGTCTTTTGTATCTTCTAATAAATAAAAGAAATTATTAATTCCTAAATCAAACTTAACCTTAACTATAGAATAAAACGTTTTGTCTTGGTCAAAGATATAAACCTTATCTCCAATTTCATATTCACTTTCTAATTCTACTTTCATTATAATTCACTCCTTATTATATATAGTATTTAGATATTCAATACATTGTTCCTTTATATTAGCACTATCGTTTCCTTCTCTTTGTTGGTGATGATAATAGCATAATAGGCAACCCTTTTCAATAACATCTTCTTTATATGGTCCACAGGGCTCATGATGCCATTTTTCTGTAATAGGCACATAATTACCACAGCCCTTTACAACGCAGGTGTAATTATCCCGACTATGAATGATTTCATTTAATTCTTTTAGCTTTGCTCCTTGTAATCGTACTCTCTTTTGTTTTAGTAGACTCAATAAGTTTTTCCTTCTTTCTTAACTTTTTATTCTTTTCATTCTCAAAGTAATCACACCATTCGGTATAATGTCCATTGACTCTTTTTAAACCAATAATCCAAACTAAAATATCTTCATGGAATAAATAATTAAATAATTTTCTTTTTAATAAACACGTTGGTGTTAAAAATCCTTTCGCATCTACATAAATTTTACCTATTTTAAAATGTACAAGAAAATCTGGAATATGAGTAATACCTTGATATTTTAATCCATATTTACTAAATGATGGAATTAATTGTACTTTCACTTGTTTTTCTACAGAAACAACATTTGGTAGACTACATAAATATTTATATAAGTCATATTCCATTACAGAATCCCATTTAATATTTTCCTTTTCATACTTTCTAATTTGTCGGATTATAAAATACCTCCTTTTAACTTTTCAACCATTTTTTTAATCTGCTGTTCGGGAATTATCGCATCAATATCAAACATATTTCCAATCATCCACATAGCACGATCTCCAGTATCTCCAGTATAATACCCTTTAGCAACTTTCCCACTAACTAAAATATATAAATAGTGTTCATTAAATCCACATTCAACTGGTTCGGCAAATTCAGGAACTTTTTCTACAAAATACTCTCCTCTTAAAATACAAGTCAAAGTTTCTCCATAGCCACCTCCTCCATATTGATCTCTTAACCCTTTTTCTGTAAACTTATATTCTTTATTTTTATAATCGTTTAATTCAGTAATTTCACTATTAAAAAGATTGAAGGTCTTGTCTAATTCTAACCCATATTTTTCTGCAATTTCACTCATCATATTAATCTTTTTCTTCATTTAAAAATACCCCACCATTCATTATTAATTTTTTCTCTATCAATCCATTTTGGTTTACCATCAGTAATTTCAGGAACTTCAATTGGATTATTACCCCAATAATCACCATCGTCAAAATCTGAGCCTTTTGTAATAGAATCACAATCCCTACAAGCCTTACCTTTCCAATAAAATCCACCACCGTAATCTGAATAAATTTCAACAGGCTCAGATTTACCACAATTACATTCTGTATAATCAACTGCAACGTCAGATACTTTATCATATAAACTAGTATAACACGTATCGGAACTACCATGATATAAATAATATTTAATTAAACCATCATTAAATTTTACAGCTCCCCAACTGTCACTCATTTATTAGCCTCTCTTTCTAAATACCAAATCGCTTTCTTTAAATCTTGAATATAGGTTTCTACATTCTTTTTACCTGCTCTGCTAATATATTTTACTGCATTTCCTAAATTAAATCCTAATTCTTGATCTTCAATAAAATCAATTACTTCAATTTTACCTTTATTATAATAGTTTGGATGATCTATAATATTATTTGTTGGTTTTATTGAGATAGCCTCTTCAACATCATATTGGTCAACAGTTAACATTGTTCCTTCTTCTGGATCTTGCTCAACTACATAATCGCCAATTTGATCAACATCTTCTGTTAATTTATATTTATATTTTTCAAAATCTTCAAATTCTACTTGCCTAATAACATCATATTCCTTTCCAATTTCGTCTTTATACCAATAGTCTCCACTACATTTTACAATTTTAATTCTCATTTTGTCGTTTCGCTCCTTATATTATATTTTTTCAATAGTTAATTTAACGCAATCATTTTCATATTCTTGTAGTATTTCTAAAATATCTTTTCCACTTACAGTAATGCTACCGTTCTGTAAATCAATCTCTAATAATCCATTAATAATTGTAGAACGAACTGGACTATATTTCATTTGGAACTGTTCTTTATTTTTATTACATATTCTTTTTAAAAAATTACGATTCACTTATTTTTCACCTCTTTTTATGTTTATGTCTTCCTCCAGTTACCCTTAATACGTGTTCTCTATATAAATTATGTTTTTCTGTAACTGTTAGTCCTCTACAATCTTCATCAGAAAAGAATGGTGTACTAATTACTTTCTCTGGTTCAAAAGCATATTCATCAAAAATTATTGTACCTTTAGTTTCTTGCATTACTCTTCACTCCTTTTATATAATAACATTATTTACTATATTTGTCAAGCCAATACGGGCAAAACCTGTTAATATTGCAATAATCTCTGCATTTTCGATCTGGGTAACTTTTAGAATTATCCCAACGATCTTTTTTACTACAAACTTTTGGCATTGTGTCAGTTTCTAATGCTTTCGTTAGTCTATCATATTTCATTTGAAAATACTTTTTAATTAATGATGTGTGGATTGGGAATACAGGGATCGTGTAGTTTACTTTAGTAAGCCCATAGCTTTTAGCTGTTTTGTCTAAGCCACTTCTGATAAACACCGATGCGTTAATTTTATTAATTTTAATATTATGTTCTTCTAATAGAACTTTATAATAAGACAACTGTTTTGCAATGTCCATAATATCACGGACTCCACCTGGTGTAAACTCCTGAACCCATTTATCTTTCCCTTTATTTATTCCTCGTTGGTAAACTCCAGTTTTTTTCCATTTGGGACGATAGCCTAATACTTGGGAAATTTTATAGGCGCCGTAGAATTTACTATCCCATAATATTCCATTTTTTAAATCTACCGAATCAGGGCTACCACTAGCAATCTCACTATCAAATCTTGCTTCTGCCAAATATCCTACTGGACAATTCTTTTCTATCATAAGATGGGAGTTTGTACCAATCATACTTGCAACCGTGTTCAAGGGATTAATAGCAAAATCATATTTTGTTTCTAAATAAACTTGTCTAGTTGGTTTAATTAATGTGGTTACACTAAATTTTCCATTACTAAAATGTTGTCTGCCTGCCGCAATCAATCCTGGGAGGTACATACATCTCTCTTCCAGTCTACATCCATTCAAGCAGTCACTAATTAAACATTCCTTACCATCGCTACAAATAAACTTGGTCATTGGCATATTTTTAGTTCCTCCTCAAATTTAAGAAAAGCCTTATAAGCACTTTCTGCTGTTTTAAAATATTGTTTATTATAAAGTTTACCTTTTATCATTTTTCTCCATACCCAACATTTTTTACAAACATTATATGTAACATTAGGATATTTTGAATATGATCTTCTTTTTTCTTGTAATGTTTCTATTTTCATTTTCTTTAATCTATTGATATCTTCTTGTGGAATCTTATTGTATACTGAAAATTCTCCAAAATATTTACCTACATTAATATTATAGATATATGCCGCCTCTAGTTCCGTTGAATATGCTCCAAATCCTATCCATTTACCAAGAACCCAGACTCCACAACCCCATCCTTCATTTTTCTTTACATAAAATGTTCCTTTATAACTAGAACTTCTGTCTTTTTTATCCTTATCTCTATTTCTAGAATTTTCTAAATCAGTACATATTCTTAAATTAGATTTTCTATTGTCTGATCTATTTCTATTTATATGATCTACCTTTTCTCCTTTCTTTGCTTTTGTTATGAACCTATGCAATAAGGCATTACTATTGCCGAATAGTATATAACCAGCGGATGCTTTTCTGCATTTGTGGGTTTTTATAAACTCGAGCATGTCTAAGTCTACCAAAAATGTTCCATTTTCTTTGCTTTGATGCGTATAGGTTATTACTTCTAAATAGTCTTCGTGGACAATTATTCTATTTTTAGTAAATGAATTTCTTTCATCTTCTTTCTTTTTAATACGTTTTTTCTTTGGTATTGGCATATTATACTCTCCATTCTAATTTAAAGACTAATTTATGGGGGTATTTATTATTTTGTGAAATAACAAAATCTTTATAAAATATAAAATTAGGAACTAAATCATCAATTTGTTTTGTCAATTTCTTTCTAGATTGTAATACATTATAAGATGGTAGCCAATTTACCTTTCCATTTTCATCAGGAGTAAATTTATTCAAATAAATAAAACCTTCTGCAAAATCCTCATCGTCTCCTCTAGAATCAATTTCTGTTACGCTTCCATATCCTAGGTAAATATATTCACTACTCCACTTTCCTTCGCCCTGATAAGACTTTCCAATAATTAAATCTTTTGATGGTATTCTTTTCAATGCTTTCTTTTCGGCTTTTAATCTTTCTTCATTTTGTCTAACTTCTTCTATCTTGTTTGCTAATTTATTCTTTATAGACAATTCCTTTAGACTTAGATTCGATAGCTTATAAATATTTCTTACAGTTGACGTTGTTAAAAATATGGTATCGTTGATACCAAAACTTCCCCAAGTAATAGTTTTCTCATTAGCAATACCAAATCTAATACCATCACTATCTCTTGACACAATCATTCCAATAACAAAATCTCCTGGATTAATTTCATTATCTAATACATCTCTCAATTACTATTCACTCCTCAATTGTATATTTGTTGCCACATTAAACCATTCAATACCTTTTGTAAGTCCTTTATCTACAAGAATTCTTATTTCAGATTCTTTAAACCCGAAGTCTAACATTAGTTGTTGTAAAACATGGTATTTGCCTCTTGCTTCTTCCATTTTACTTCTATAATAGATTAATTTTGGGTTGTCCTTATCTCCTGCAAAATTAGATACAAGACAAACATTTAATTTAAATTTAGCAACTTCCTCTAATAGAGTATTTTTTAATATTTTAGATTCGCGTTTATTCATTTATTTACTCCTCATAATTTAAATTTTCTTCTTCATGCCCTGTTATATCAATCATTCTTGTTGTTTCTTTATCATATTTTAGTGTAAAGTAAATTCCCTTTTTAATTCCTCGTCTGTGTTTGTCAATTTTAATTCTTGTAAAATACTTCCTTGATTCCCTTTCAATTGGATCTAAATCATATCTTACTTTATAATCCCTCCAAACAATTATTCCTGTATGAAGAATTTGTTCAAGTGCTGTTGCCCCTTTTAAGTCACTTAACATAAATTCTCTAAATTTCTTTTGTTTCATAAAGTCACTTGAAACTTTACTAAATTGAGCTAATAATAAAAAAGCACAATTAAATCTTTTTGCAATGTCATTACATTTATTTGCATTTTCCGTTGCAATTGCAACATCTTGGACATTGGGTATTAAGTGAAAATGATCGAACACGACTCTGCTAACTCTTCCATACTTGCCACTTACATTAATTGCATTCAGATATTCCTCAACCTTAAACATATCAGTAGTTGATTTATCAATGATTAATAAATATTTACTTAGTTTTTCTTTAACAGTTTCGACTAAAGTTTTACCCTCTTTTGTTTTAACCATTTGTCTTAGTCTAAATTGGTCAATTGATAATACTTTTCTTGCGAAGATTTCAGCTAACGCTTCTTTAGACATTTCTAAACTAAAATATACAACGGTTCTTTGTTCTTTTACAATCCAGTTTAGTGCAATTTCAATAGCTAATTCAGATTTACCATTTGATGATGGAGCGGCTAGGACAATAATTTCTTTATCAATAATTCCATCAAGAGTATCATCAATTGCTTGCCAACCGATACTTCCTCTATCTCCATTATTCATATTATCAATCCAGCCATCTAAACCACTATCTATAGTATACACGTCTTTTAGTAATTCGTCAACGCTGTTTGAGTCTTTAATTTTAAGAAATTCTTTTACATCTTCAATATCATGTTTCCATTCGTCAGCCAACATTCTTGCCAAATCAGATCTTACTAATGGATTCGTTACTGTTCTACTAAATTTTTCAATTGCCTTTTCTTGTGCTGATTTTGTTTTATGCTCTTTTAATATTTCTTTTGCAACATATAAATCAATTGATTGTAATGGAACTTCTGAAATATTCCTACCTGCAAGTAATAAATCATTAATATCTTTCATAATAAATCACCAATATCTGCTACTAATAAATTTGCGTTTGGATAAATTTTGTTAAATAAATCTCTTGCTTTTGGAATAAACTTAGAAGCCTTATTATCATTATCAGGAACTAAAATAATATCTAAGCAATCAATTCTTTGCGTTACTTCTTTAATAAGATTTACATGATTTTTTGTTAAGCTAATTCCAAAATAGGCAAGACTTGGATAACCCATTTGTTGACAACTAATAGCATCAAATGCTCCCTCACATAAATATAAACATTTCTTATCTTTAAGAGTTTTTCTAATATTATTTAGATTAAACAAATGTTCTCCTTTTACATAAAGTTCTGTATTTTTACTGTTCTTATACTTTGACTTAACATCACTATCCAAAAACCTATATAAAAAGCCAACGGGCAATCCATACATATTAAATTGGGGAATTACAACGGCATTTCCCTTTTCCCAATACCCAATATGATATTTTTTAATCATTTCATCAGAAATTCCTCGACTATTACTTACGTACTTATAACATTTATCAATATGTTTTTCAAATTCAATCATGCCTCTATTAATTTCATCTGACAGATCCATTTGTGTCTTATATTTTACATCTCTTTTTAAGTCATATCCATATTCTTCTGCTAATTTTTCAATTGCTTCTTTAAATGACAAATCGTTTTTATCCATAACATAATCAATTAATCTTCCATTTGAGCCACAACTAAAACAAATATAATTACTGTCATCAAAAACCGTAAAACTTGTTGGATTTTCTGCACCTTCATGAAGTGGACAAACACATCTATATGTTCCATCCCCAAATGGTTCAATTTGTAAATGTTCTACAGACTCAATATATTCTACTAAACTTTTATTATTTAAAGTATCGACTATACTCATATTTTATCTCCTTTTATAGTACAAAAAGTGACTCAATTCAACTAATATCTGCGGCTTGTAATAAAATACCAATTCGTTCTAGGTATTTCTTAGCTTCATTATAATCTTTACACTTTTTAACTAAATCATCTTCATAATAATCACAATTATTAGTTGTGTCAGGCTTAATTGGAGCTTGTCTTGCAAATATCTTATTTCTATTAGCTGGAGTAAATCCAATATAAAAATTTGATACTTTATCACTATTAATTAATTCTGTTTTATCACTATTCCAAATAAACATTATTTATTTCTCCTTAATATTTTATAGATTTTACCCATTAATTTATCTTTATTTTCTCTATGTGATTTCTTGCATTGATGTAATCGCTCCAGCAGGAGCATATTCTTTTGTTTTAATTGTTTTAATTCTCTTAATAAACTTGGATATTCTTGTAATCTATTTACATATTCGTTTGCCGTTCTTTCAAATAAACTAAAATTGCACATTTCTAATAATAAATTTTGTGTTTCCATATTTTCTGTTTTATTTTCGTCTAATTTAATTGTATCTTCTACCGAGATATAAAGTCCGCAAGTCCCGTTCCATTCATCAGCTGAAATAGTATATTTTTTCCAATCAATGACACTGTAGCCTGATTTATCTGTCGATAATTCTACATCAAAAATTCTACCAACCATATTATTATACCAATAATAACTATTTTTACATTTAATTACTTTTACCTTCATCGTCCGTAACCTCCCAAATTTCCTCGCCTGAAATTATTTCACTACAAGCTGGACATCTATAGCGATATTCTACCATATTTTCACTTTGTATTGGATGCGGTCTTACTGCAAAAGACTGTTCATTATTCCATTCTTCTGCACATCCTTTAAAATTACATTCTGGGCATCTAAACATTCTCATATTTTACTAACAACTCCGTCCTTAATCATATCATAAATAATATCAATTGCAATTGGAATATCAAACTCTCCACTTTCTACTCTATAAATATTACAGTATAGCATTAGTTGATTACTCTTGCTATCATTTAGGTTGTTTACTAATAAACTAATTTCATCATAATCTTCATCCTCGTATAGTATTCTTTTATAAATATTAAAATGACCTTTTGTAAATCCATATTTACTTAATTTTTCTAAATTATTTACAATCAGCATTATTAACCTCCTGATTTAACCAATCAATAACATGTTTTTTACAGCCTTCTATACTTTCATCTTTATAATCACTACATCCACATTCTCTAAATTCAGGACAATTTTTACAATCATATCCGTATAGCATTACATCTGCAAAATCTTCTAAAGATAATTTTCTTAAATATTTAAACCGCTTCATCAGTCGTTTCACTTCCTTATCTTATTAATTTGTTTACCAATATTCATCATTTTTTCTTCTAAAAGATATGTTGCCCTCGATAGCGTATCTAATCTATCAATTTCTCCGTTGACTTGCATTTTTGTAATATAAATAACTAGGCTTTCAAGTTTATCATATTCTTTAACTAAATCATTATATTCAACCGATTGGTCAAAATCAAATGTTCTCATTGTTTTTACTCCATTCTTTTAATAATTTTAATCCTTTTTCTTTAGCAATTTCTTCACGTCCATCATCTGTTTCATTTTCTTTATATGGAACGGCAACGACGGCATAAAATTCATCATATTCCTTGTCATATTCTATATATTCTTTATCTTCACCTCTTGATTTAACTGCACTAACCCAAATAATTTCACCATATTTTTTACCAATCCGTGAATCTTCATTATCGTAAAAGTCAACAGAATAATAAAAAACAATATCACTTAAATTATATTCAAAGTTACTTTCTACTTCATATTTTGTCACATAAAAAGAATCATATCCACCATCATCTAATATTTCACTATAAATCTTATACTTTTCTGCTTCTTTTTCATTATCAAAAACCTCAAGAATAGAATTACTTTCTCCGTCAAATGATTCTACAATCCATATTTTACTCATTTATTTTACCTCCTTAAAATTTAATTCACATTCGAACACTTTTGAAACCTCTAAAATATTTAATAATTGTGGACTTTCTTCGCATTCTAAAACATAATCTTGAGCATCTTCTAATGAATAAAAATAAGGATTATTATCTTCTATTACTAGTTCTCCAGATCTCGTATCTAAAATAACATATTTTTCGATCATCTTACTAGAATTATTTTCAATCATATCTTCTGTAAAACAATATCTTTTATCTTTGTCTAAATAAAATCCATTACCCCACATTTCCGAAACTGTACATTCACATCCGCAATAATATCTCATATTATTTAAAAAAGTACCACTAATAAAATAAATGTTTCCTTCCTCCGTTTCTTTACCCGATTTCAATAATTCATCCCAACTTTTTACTTTTACCTTATCTCCAATTTTCATTTTATTATCTCCTTTGTCTGTAAGTTTCAATCCATTCTCGCTAATAATATAAAGCACTTTAATTTCATTATTGTAAATACCATATATAAATTTATTTCCACCTTTTAATGCCCATCTTGCAATTATCTCATATACAATATTGTCTGCTTTTGGCACATTGCCATTTTCATAAAAATCAATTAGCATTGGGATATTATCTTTTACAAAAGTACTATAATTAGTATATGCTTCAAATCCGTCAACAACTTTTACTTTATCTCCAATTTCCATTATTTAACCACCTCATTTATATTTTAAAAATTCAATTTCACGCATTAAAACTACAATTGTGTCTGCAATTTCTTTATCACGGTAATTCATAAAAATTCTTTCATCTGATTCATAAGTGAATCTAAGACCTAATTCATTTAATTTTTTATCACATTTTTCTTTAAAGCTACAGACATATGTTGGATTCATTGGAGGTGATGCGGCTGGTCTTTTATTTTTTGGAGTTAATTCAATTTGATTTGCTCTTGAGTTAAATAAATTCTGCAACCATTCGATATATTCTTCTGTTATTTTATCATCCATTATTTATTATCCTCCTTTTTGTAGTTCTTTAAATACCCTTCAACAACGAAGTAGTTATCAGAACAAGTACCATCGGTAAAATAATTTAAACTATTTGCACTTGTTTCAACAGTTCTCCAAAAACAAACTTCCTTACCAAACATATTTACCAACTGTGCTCCATAAAAATCTCCATAAATCTTATGCTTACTAATCATTTTTTGATAAACATTTTCATAAATTTCGATATCTGGCATTAATTCATCTTTCCTAATATCTGTAGAAATGCGTCTTGCTTGAATATATTTAATTTCGTCTATTTCTGACAAATATTTCATAACCGATTCAAATTCATCAGCGTTATAGCGATTCACAACTGTTGCAACTCTAATTGTATTTGTTTTAGACTTAACTGATGGAATTATGGATTTCCAATCAAGAATATCTCTGCGTTTCATTATTTTATAATTAGTTTCAGGATTTAGAGAATGTGCTGACAATCCAACTTCATCTTGTAGTTTTCTCACAGCATTAACATGATCTTTTAATAAATATCCATTTGTACGAATACCAAGTACGAAACCACTAGACTGAATATAGTCGACAAATTCATCAAAATATTTATAGCATAACGCATCTGTATTTTGTCCTGTAAGATAAAGCTTTTTAATTCCCTCTACCTTACATCTATCTAAAAACTTATCAAAATTATTCCACTTAGACCAATGTACCTTTTCTTGATTATGTTTATTTAACAGTTCTGGTATATCTTTTCCTAGACAAAAATAACAATTTGCATTACATTTTCCTAAAAGATTTATGTTAGCAAATGTATAATTACCTCTATTTCTATTCTTTTCTATATCCATCATTTGCTATCCTCCTTTTTAATTGGAACGTATTCAATAACTTCAATAGTTTTTGTTGTTATAACCTTTTCAACTTCAATTGGCTGGTCGCAATAATACGATTCGCACATTTCCGTTAGCCCTCGTGACCAAGTTAATCTAAATAATCTTTTATTATATGGAATAATCGATTCAACGTCTTGTGTCCATCTATGTTGTTCTCCTTCATAATCTGTTATTGAGAATTCTTGAAAATCTTCAAGTTCTTTATCTGTTAATTCAACACCATTATCAATATTTTTAATATATCCGTCTAATTCTTTAAATTTCATATTATCTCTCCTTTTTAGCTGTTTAATTTTATTTTTTCTTTGATTTTTCAATGCTTCTACAATCAACAACACGACTAAAACAAAAATCATCTATAAGCCCATACTGACATATATTATTTGCTACCATCATTTCCCCATACAATTTGAAATATAATTCATTTTTATCTTCATCTTGTGCATTATAAAATACATTACAAATCTTTACTAATTCAGTACTAGATAATACAACTACCACTTCCCTATTTTTCTTTGATATTTTTCTTATATTCATATTAATTCTCCTTCACTTTCACTTTCTTATATTGTACACCATATTCATTACACTTGTCAATAGTATTCATATAAATATCTATTACGTTGTCATATGCACATCTGTCTTCAACTACATAAGTTATTCCATCTATTTCTATTTTAGTTTCAAGTGGTAATTGATTATAAGCCACAGAGCCTTCATAGACTCGTTTACCGCTTGCCATAATATTTCCTGGTGTATTGCTATCAAATTCATTATAAGCAGTCGTCTTGACGTAAATAAGTATATCTGACGGTGTAATTGGTTCTTCTATCTCTTCAATTTCCTCAATTGGCATTCTAATTTCCATACATTTACTAATTTGCGGATAACTTATTTCATCATGATTTAAACTTGATAAACCTAAATTCATTAATAAAATAATTAAAATAATTCGAATAGAATCACCTCTTTTCTATTTTTGTATATTTAAAATAAATCTTTTCTGGTTTCTTTAATTTTCTTAATTACAAAATTATTTAATAATTTAAAATCAATCTTTGAAGTCTTATTCTTTTACCAATTTCAATCCCTTCTACTTCTTCATTACCAAATTTTTCTACGTGCATATATTTATTAAATTCCATTTTTATTCTCCTTTTAAAATAATTTAAATAACAGCGTAAATAAATAAATTCCTAAATACAATAATCCCCAAATAATTAAGACTAATATAAGTAATAATGCTCCAAAATATTCAACAAATCCTGATTCTCTCTTCTTTCTATAACTCATAATTTTACTCCTTATAAATTCAATACATCTTCTAAACTAATTGGCTTATATGATTCGGATGAAACCTTGCTACTACTATATTTTTTCCTCTCATAGAACATATTACACTCTTTAAACATTTCTGTCAAGTTTTTAAATTCATTATCAGTTGACAATAAAAATACATAAATGCTTTTATATTCTTGTTTGGTCTGAAAGAATTTCCTTAATTTAAAAAAAGAATTATTCATTTTCTTATTTACATAAAAAGGTATTTCTGATTTACTCATATATAAAAAAGTTAGCATATTTATTTGTTTAATCCAAGGTAATTTTAAATATTCTTCTCGTTGTAAAAACTTCATTTAGTCACTTCCTAATATCTTAATATTCTTTTTACAATCAGGACAAATCCCTTTTAATTCTATAGGCAACAATCCATAATCTTTATATATATAGGATCGACCATTCTTTGTCTTCATAAAATTTAATTACCTTATCAGTATTGCCATATATGAGATATCTCTTATCTCCACATTCGGTGCAAGTAATAATATAGTTGTTTATTTGCATTTAGTCCTCACCTTTCATTCCTGATTTACTTTTATAATATTTAACTGTTCCTTGAACACACTCTGTTACCTTGCATTCATTAGTCCCATTTAAAATACAACAATCACAGAGATCTTCTAAAAATTCTTCTTGAATTGTCTTTGCCATTAAAATTAATGCGTGATTTAATTTATTGTTCTCAAATACTAATTCTCTGACTACATTTTCCCTATTTATTCCCATCCTTCTTCTAATATATCATTAATGTTATGAATTGGATCTTTGCTTTTCTGAAAAGTTCCATCCACAATATACCACGTTTCTCCAAAATTATCAAATATCTGTTCCATTTCTTTAAGTTCCCAATCTTTTTTACCTTTATATGATTGAAATATTTTTATCATATCTTCCGTACTAATGAATTTCATTTTATCTCTCCTTTATATTAACTATGTGTATGATAATTTTGATCTTCGTTTGATATTCTTATATAACTTCTAAGTTCTTTAAGAACCAAATCTAAAGCTATAATTTTATTCGTCATATCTTCAATCTTTTCTTTATATTGCCCCGTATCAACCATAAAATCTCTATTTTGATCAAATGTCTGTTCAATTTGTTCTACAATTTGTATTGCTTCATTAATTTTCATTTATCCCAACTCTTCTCTTAACATATTTTATAATTTGTTCGTAGCAATTTTGTGTTTTACAATTCATAGTAAGGGGACAATGGTTTTCACAAAATACCTCATCTCGTTTTATTAGCAAATTTTCAACTATAAATTTTAATGCCTTCTCGTATTTTTCTTCATTTTCAAGTGCTATAATTCCCTTTTTGATATAAAGAAGATCATCATTCATTTGATCCATTTTGCTAATAAAATCATTAATTTCTTTTATTGTGTGATAAGCTGTATAACCAAGTTCCGTTTGTTTATCTTGATTTCTTTTAAACATTTCGGTTAAACCATTTATTGCATTCACTTACTCACTCCACTTTCTTTTTGTTTTATAATAATTTATTTTATATTTTTTACAGAATAATTTTGCTAATTCATATTTCTTTAATTTGAATAATTCTTTAAGATTCTTGTATTTTATAAAATTTATGACCATAAAAATTAGTACTCCTTTCCGTTTTAATCCTAAATTCTTCTACAAATATGCTATTATTTAGATATAATTTACTATGTCCTTATACTTCTATAGGTTGATTATTTTGTATACGAAAAACCCTATTAAAACCCATAAAATTAAACCATAAGCCATTGCTGTTAAAATTCCTTTCGCTGGTTTTAAATTCTCTTTCATTTTTTAGTCCTCCAATTTTTTGTAAAATAATACTGTAGCATATCCCAAAGTACTCATATTACTTAGTACACTATTTAAATGCTGTTCTATCTCTAATTCTTTACAAGTTACTAATAAGTTTCCGAAAGTGGTTGGGGATGGTGTTTCAATTACAAATTATACAAACCAGTTATATTTCATTTCATAAAATCTCCCTATTATTTAATTTATTAAGATATTCATTAATTTGTTCTTGAGTAATATTGTCTGTTTTAAAACAATTTCCTAATTTCCTTTTAAAAACGTCAGACAGACATCCATTTACAAATGTGTCAAAGTCAATTTTACCATCTTGTGTAATGTAGTAATATTTTTCATCTTGTTCTGCCCAGAATGGTTTTTGTGGCTGTTTAATAAGTCCATCTTGATTAAGCCAAACCCAAGATAATGTTTGGCAAGATGACTCCCAACTATTTTCTTTCTTTACGCATAAAACGTTATCTCTCGTAATTTTATATGTATGTAATCCAAATTCAAATTCTTCTTCATACTCTAAATCTATTTTCCTTTTTGTAACCATTTTAAATTCAATCATTTTAAAATCACCCCATATTTATAATCTGGATAATAAGTGTCTGCTCCTCTTGCATTTTGTTCAATCCAATAATCAATAAATTTTTGTAAATCATTAATATTATATACAGAGTCCATAGCATCTTCAAATAATTCTTCACAAGCGTTTTCTACAATATCATATGCACTAATTTTCATTTGCTCCATTTCTGTACCAAATACATGATATTCTTTTGGTATTTCTTTTATCATTTTGGTATCATCTGTTTCAATATAATCTTCGGTTTCTGCTACGTATAACATTTCAAATTTTTTAATTGCTTCTTCTAAGTTTATTTTTGCCGAATTACCATATTTATTTTCCATTACCATTTTTTCAATATCTTTCATATCATTTCTCCTTTTTATTTATTATTCCATTCTACAATAGTTGTTCCAATTATTCCCAATATAACACCATAAAAAATACTCATGACATCTAATCCAATTAACCCACCAACCATAAACCCACACCAATATATCAAAAACATACATAAAGTTGCCATTAATCACACCTCCTTAATTATTAAACCAGTATTTTGATAAGTAATTTTTTTCATTGTTGTGTAAATTATACCAATACTTTAAGTTTAAGTCAACTCCATATCCATAAATACATTCATACAAATTGTTTTTATACCAAAACCTTAATTTATAACGGTATTCTCCAGTTTTGTTGCCTTTTATCATAATTTTTATACCATTAATATTATCTTTATGAGTAAATTTTTCATATGGTAAATCATAATTATTGTCAGTTCCATGAATTACCTTTACTACTTTTCCCTTTAACAAAAACACTAAACATGTTTTATATACACATACTGTAAATTCTTTATCTCCTAGATAAGAGAAAAAATTTCCTTTAATTTCTATTTCATTTCCACCATATACTGATTTACTAACTGTATATCCAACTGATTTTTTCATATCCATAAACATTTTTGTTTGTACCATTTTACCATTTACTTTAACAATACTCCCATAATCTAAAGCCGCCATATTATTTATCCCTCCACATCTAAAATGCTATGATAATAATCATTCGCATGCCAATATAAAATTGCTATGAATTTATTTTCTTTATCAAAACTGCCAAGTTCGTAGTTAAACATATCATTTTTATGTTCTACTTTTAAATGTGTAAATTGACCATATAACCAATCTCCATATTTTTTAATTTTATAATAATTTATACAACCACGACTTCTATATTCATCGTAAGAAAAACACTCTAAAGGCAGTTCAATTCCAAAATTAACTATTTTCTGATTCATTACTTACATCTCCTTTTCTTTCTATTATAGCCCTAATTTAATATTTTGTAAAGCTAAATTAATTTATTTTGTCGCATACTTTCTACATTTAATGCGACATCACTTATTGTAAAATAATAAGGCTTTTTAGGTTTAATATTTTGTATATCATTTAAATATTTTTCTTTATTTAAAATAGACAAACACTTTTCTCTATAGAATTTAGTTAACAACTCATGATTTTTATTGTGTTCCCAAATGTACATATGTGCAAACTCATGACAAATTGTATCAATTGCTTTAATATAAATTGTTTCTAAGTCTAATAAATCTAGTAAATTCTTAGATAATTTTATTTTAAGGTAATTATTTTTACCATCATCTTTACTACGAAAACATTTACCAAAATAAGCTCTCGCTCCAGTAATTTCTGGTTTTGGCATTGGTTCACTTAGTTTTAAAACATTATAACAATCATTATAAATCTTAGTTAAAATATGCATATATTATTTCCCTTCTTTTATACATTATCTAAATCTTTTAAATATCTTCTTAGTTTTCGTTTATTAAATTTCTTATCAAATCTAATTGAATTTAGTCTTGCGTGTTCACAATAATATTTTCTAACAAATTTATCTTCATTTGTTATTTTCTTATGAATATTTCCCTTTACCATATTAATAATTCCTTTCTTAGTGCTTTGTATCAATATATCCATCAATATTAAGTGAAACTTTTACAACAAACAAATTATCTGGAACATATCTTTCTAATCGTTTTATTGCATGTTCTTTGGTTTTAAATATTTTTACTGCACTATCTTTTCCAGACAAATAATAGTTACCTTTTACATCATAAATTGCGTACATGTAATCAAATCCTTTCTTAATTTCTTCTCTATTCTTACCATATTTAACATATAATTTATACTAGTCATATAAGTATATAGGTAAACAATATTAGTATCTATTTCTATCTATTTAATATGATAAGAAATGTTTAAAATAAATTATTCTGTTGGAATGAACTTACCATATCTATTTGATTGGTCAGTGAATGACTTACAGAATCTTAGCTTTAGCTAATTATTACTTATTGTTTTTTTATTCTCTTGTATGGTTTTACTGGTTTATCTAACGCACTACCGTTTGTTAATTGTATCCACAATTGATTTTTCTATGTTTTTTAGTATTATTATTTAAGTATTATTAACTTAGTATTATTAGTGTATCAATATCGTACTTGCTTTGTCCAGAATTGGATAACTGTAATCTAATATGGGATAACTGGATCATTTGTCGCTGTTTCAGACTCATTTCTCTTATTGTAGAATCCACTCATTTTTACTTGACCAAGTTCCATATATTTCTTAAAATTATCTATGTTTTCATTTGTAAAAGTAAAATATCTCTTTGATGGCATTCCTCGCTTTTCTGTTTCTATTAATTTCATGGATGATAATTTCTTTATGCAATTTATTTGAGATTGTTTTGGAATACAGGTACTACACAATAAGTCATCTACAGTACAAAAGAAATATCCATCTCTTGTTAGTCTATTAACATCTTTCCAATAAAAATATTTAGACATTAATTCTGTTAATATGATTGACTCTTTTAATCCTATTTCATTTATAAGTGGTTTACTAACAGAAATTGTCGAAGAGTGTAACGCCACTCTAGCAAAGATTTCATGTTCTAAATTAGGTAAATTCATTTTTTATGCTCCTTTAGTATTTCTTTTTCAAAATTATTTGCATATCTTATTAAATGTCTAGTATTATTAATTATTCTTGACTCCCAATACGTCCTTTTATCTAAACAATCTTCTTTCGTAATGAACTTGCTCATAACAGTTTCACTTAATTTTATATCTAATTCTTTTATGTGATTTATCGTATTTTCAATTTCGTCCATTATATATTCTCTATCATTCATTTATTTAGTCCTCCTCAATGTTACAAAATCCAACACAATAGCCATTTACTAAAACATGGTGACATTTATTCCAACTAATTCTATCATCTATAAATTCTCGTTCACCAATTTCTCTAGATAAAACTCTTTCTCCTGTTGCCACATAGTGCCAAATTGCAATACTAGATAACATTTGACCAACATCCTTAAATAATTGCTGAGTTTTTATTGATTCATCTAAACTTCCACGATGATCTCTATATCTAATCATTTTATCACTTCCTCGCAATTAAATCTAATAAATCTAACATAAGATTTTGATTTCTAATTATTTCTTTTAAGTCATATTTTTCAGCATCTTCAACATTATTATATCTAAGTTCTTCTTCTTTTGCATAAAATGAAAATCTAGCTTTGCCAGGGACTATATTATCTACCACTTCATGTTGATTTTCTTTTCCTTTCTTTTTAATATTGACTATAGTAAAAACAACATCCTTGATTTGAGGATAATCTGAATCGTCCATATTTATAAATTTTACATTATTACCTATTCTAAAACTCATTTTTTATATTCTCCCTTACTAATTAATAATAGTTTTTCTAAATCACTTGGTGCAAAAAATTCAACAGTATAATTAAATCTTAAATGACTAAAATTTAAATGATATAGTGCAGTCACTTTTAGATCTCTACATTTACAAAATACCTTTAACATTTCACATTCTATCTCAAAATCAATAATATCTAAATCTTCATTTATATTATAAATTAAATTAATTAATCTTCTTATATTTTTCTTTTGATATTTTTTCATTATAAATCCCTCCATTTTAATAGTTGTTCAGCCTTTTTGACAGCCTCTTCATTACATAAATCTAAGTCACATCCACTATCACCCTCAAACCCTAAAAACTCTTTATACAGAACGCTCTGTTTCGCCTCTGATAGCTTCATTAATTCTACCAACTCTTTTGACCAACGGCTCCAATCTGAATCGCTCACAAGACTTTCATTGTAATTATAATATAAAATACTATGAACTAAAACTTGTCTTTGTCTCTGATTTATTAATTCTAATATTGTCCTTTTCATATTAAAATACCAAATTCTTTAAAACATCTTCATCTTTTATAACTGATAAGACAAAATCTTTATCAACATTTCTAATGCGATATTTTCTTTGTTGTGATGATTCATATGTTTCTTTTGTATTATTCGCCAAGCTTATGATTTTACTTTTAAATCCACCGTTATCTGAATTAACTATTTTATATAAATGTTCCAAAACAAATAACTCTGTCTTAACCGCATCTCTTTCGATTCTTAAATCTCTAAGAACACCCCCACATTTAACAAGTCCCTTTCCATCTAAATTTCCTAATTGTAATAAGTGTTCAACATCAATTTGTGACTTGTCAAGTGATGATAATTTTTCATTTAATCGTTTTCTCTGCAATTCAATATCATCTATAATTGTTTTTAGCTTGCCAAGAGTTTCAACTAATTCTTCTGAATAATTCATTTTTCAACCACCTTTTATTTAATTCTACGTAGATTTTCTGATTCGCTAAGTAGTCTTTTCGCTATAACCTCAAGTTGAGATGCTCTTCCTTCAATGTATTGGTCTGAAATTTGTTGTGCTAATTTAAATTGTTTTATAAATTCATCCGAGTTAAGTATTCCATATAATCTCAGTCCTAATTTTTGTTTAATTTCCCGAAAGACTCTTACGTCTTCTTCTAATTCTCTTATTCTAAGAGATACTCTTTCATCAATTCTAGCTGAATTTTCCTTTTCAATTTTACCTCTTAAAATATTTGAGTTCCATTCATATTTATTTCTTGCTAATCTCATTACTGATTGTAAAACTCCTGAAATGATATCATTATCAAATGGAATTTTATTAACTATTTTTTCAGCTTTCTTTTTGATTCTTATTTTGTCATTGTTTAACTCCATAATTCCCCAAGTTAATGGAATTTCTTCATTATCACATAGTCCTTTTGGAACTAATAAATACCACTCATCACAATATTGTGCAATTGCATTAGATTTAGAACCGTCTTTTAGTTCTCTTCTTAAGTCACCTTTTGATGCTTTAATTTCAAAACCAATCTTTTGATAATTTTTAGATGGATATAGGTTATAAGCCAACGCATCGGCATAACGGCTACAACGCCCACCAGTCGCATTCCCTACTTCCTCCATTAGAATCCATTCAGGCATCATATATCTTTCGCGAAGTGCGACTCTTAGTGAATTTGTAATTTCTGTATCACTCAATTATTTACATCTCCTTTTATTTTTATAATATTAGTATAACATCACCATGCTAAAAAGTCAATAAAATAATATAAAAAAATAAGACCTATACACTTGTATAAGCCTTTAATATTATATGTTAATTTATAGGTATTTGTAGAAGAATTTCAGATAGAATCAAATGATATATAATTTATTCATCCTCACTTAGTGGATAACTGTCAGGTAACTCTTTCCCTGTTTCTTCTATAAAATTTTCTTTCATCATATATTTTACATCACTGTCTGCTGGTCCAAAATCACAATTGAAATAAAACCATTCTAAGAATTCTAATTCAGTTGCTTTTTTCATTATTAACTTCCTCCTCATGATCTAATACATTCTCAAAATATAATTCGCAACCATTGCATTTATCAAGTGCCTGTCCTCTAGTTATTTCACAATGTTCTCCAAATTCATAACAGTTACAAGCAACAAAACAACGAGGCTTCTTCATTTATTTTTACCTTCATTCATTTTATTAATTTGATCTTTTGAAACAGTTCGTTGTTTAGCTAGTGAATTTCTAAATGATATAAACTTTTTATTTGTTTCATATGTCCACGAATTATCAGTCTTTTCTTTTAGTTCATATCCTGCTTTACTGCATTTATTAGCTACTGATTTACTGCAAGTGTAAATGTTTGCAATATTATTGCTTTCATCAAAATTAATAATTGTTTCTTTTTCATTTTTTTCTAAGTTCATTTAATTATTCCCCCTTTTTAACAACTATATAAAAGATATGCAATACTATATAAAAAATAACATATAAAATAAACAATAAAAACTAATGCAACAGGATGTTTGTCTGCAAAATTCCAAAAGTTCATTTAATCAGCTCCTTAAAAAGGTAATTCTTCACTAGCTAATAAGGCAAGTGCGGCATTTTTTGCATCATCTTTCCCGTTTTCACTTAACCATTTGATATATCCCTTATTTTTTTTATAAACCTGTCCAAGTGTTTTACCATTTTCTATACCAAACGTTAATACAAATTCATGAGGATCTACTACATTTTCTACCTTAGGCTTAACAAAATCATTTTTGGGTGGACTAGATTTAAATTCTTTAGTTTTATATGGGGCTTTAGTTTCTTCCTTACCACTAATTGCATCAAATACGTCATTTTCTACGATGTCAAGAGCAGTTACATATAAATATCTTCTAAAATATGTTACTACAGCCCCCATACTTTGTACTTTATTCGCTTTTGCCATTTCAAAATCTGTAATCATAGGGACTTGTGTCACAATGAATTCACTCGCAGTTGGCTTTTCTGTGTCATAAAATTTTAATGTTGCATTATCTTTATCAAATGTCACTAGTGAATATAATCCAATTTCCTTTTCTAGCTTTAAAATCGTTGGGATAATATCTTTTAATTCAAAGTATTCAAATCCTGCAAATTTATTTTTACCTGATTTCTTTAATTCGGTTTGTGCAAATTTTTCTTTTAATTGATTCATTTTTTCATAAATATTCATATTGTCGTATACACTCCTCATAGTCGGCTTACGCCTCTTTTATTTTTTATTATTGGTTTGGATTAGTACATTCATTTTCTAGATCATCTAAGAATTGTAATTCTCTTAAGTCCTCACAGGCATCTTCATAATTTACACAATAGTCAATATTACCTGATGGCATATACCACTTGCATTTAGTATCCTTTTTATGATATAGACAACTTGAGCAACTTTTACAGATCAATTTTATTTCACCTCCTTTCGTCAATTATATCATTAATTTTTCTTATGACTGGTATTTCATAAAATATTTGTTTTAAATAAAATTTAATTTGACAAGCATTACATATCATAATATCTGGAGTTTCATTATTAATAAGATAGATTTTGCATGTATTACATTTATTAATACTTTTCATTTTATTTCCTTTAACTTTTCTTCTATCTCAGAAAGTGTATAACCGTTACAAATCCATTCCATATTTTCTATACTATCAAAACAAAGCCAATAGTATGTGCCACCATCATATCCTTTGTCTCTATCTAAATAAACATTATATTTTCTCTCAATAGCACTTTTAGACAAACTCATTCTTTCGCCTCTTTCCTTGATAAATTATTAGTCCAATCATTTTCTTTTATAACTTGGTTTGCGGCTTCTAAAATATATTTGATTCTGTCTTTATTTATAATTAGGGCTGTTGAAATATCTTTATTTACACATGATTCAAGTTTATCAATACTATTATATTTTTTATAGACTTCGTAATAAGTCATTCTTTCACCTCCTTCATATCGCTTAACAAATCATTATTTGACATAAACATATAACTCGTATTCACTCGTGGTTTATACTTTTTTATATCTCTATCAAATATTGTTAACTCTATTTTACCATAGTCTGTACCAAATGTCAACTTTCCATATTTATTACCTTTTTTTGATACTAATTCTTTATAAATTATTAACTTACCTTTTATAATTTTAGGCAAGGCATATGAAGTGTATCCCAATGTTTCTAATTCTGTGCTTGCATAATTATAGATTTTAATTGGTTCGACTTCATCTATTTTTAAATTATATAACTTATTCTGCCATTCGTCAATCTTTTTCTGATTATTTTTATATTTCCACTCTTCAAGCTTTGTAATTATGTTTTTATATTTCTTTTGATAATCTAAAGCCGCAGGAACTAATGCTAATAAATATGGGCGTTCACCAAATGAATCTAATGCTCCACTTTTTACCAAGGCTTCTAAAACTTTCTTATTATTATTTAAATAGATTTTTTCTAGATTTGAAATATCTGATAAATCTAAATTAGCACCAACACCTTTAATATATGTTAGTCCTACTCTTATTTTGTCATCTTCTAGACACCACTTTTCATTTCCTTTTAAAATATCAGGTGATAAAATTACATCTTTATATTCTGTAATATAGGGAAGTGACTTATCTTGTTTATTAATAAATGAATTTAAAACAGAACACATATACTCTTTATTATAATGAGTTAAAAACCATGCAGTCATATAAGACATATAGGCATATAATAAGCCATGACTTGCATTAAAAATATACCTACCACAAGCTTTTATTTGTCTTCCTAATTCTATTGCGGCTTCTAAACTAATTCCATTACCCACTGCCTTAGATATAAATATTTCTGTTGCTTCATTAATTTTATCTAATTCTTTTCTTCCTACAATTTTTCTAAGTCCATCCGCTTCTCCGAATGTATAATTTCCTAATTTTATTACAATTTTCATTAATTGTTCTTGATATACTAAAACTTGATATGTTGATCTTAAAATTGGTTCTACCTCTGGGCAAATAGCCTCTTTGATATTCCCGTTTTTACCCTCTACAAAAAAATCAGCCATACCACTATCTAGTGGACCAGGGCGACATAAACTAATTAATGCTGAAATATCATCAAAACAATTTGTTTTTATTAATTTACTATAATGTGTCATCAAACTAGATTCTACCTGAAACATGCCCAGGGTTTTACCTGATGCGTACCTTGCATAAACCTCAGAATCATTAATTGGTAGGTTATAAATATTAATTGGTTTTCCAATTAAATCCAGTGTATTATGAACTATGCTTAAATTTCTTAATCCTAAAATATCTAATTTTAATATTCCCATTTCTTCTAAGTCGTGATAATCATAACTACAAACTGATACGAGTTCATCCTCTCCAGTTCTTTTTTGTCTTTCAATAGGATTGAACAGTAAAGGATCTTCGGTGAATACGCAAACAGCAGAGGCATGCACAGAGTACCCTTGTAGTCTACCTTCATAATGTTTTGCCAATTCTACTAATTCAGTGTTACCTTTAATATCTTCAAAAAAAGAAATTCCTTTTGTTAAATTTAGTACATCTTCACTAGGAATATTTAAAGACTTACCTGCTCTTTTTAGTGAACCTTTTATTCCCATAAATGAAAATACTCTAATATTATAAACTGTACCATATTTTTCCTTAACATAATCTATAACATCTTGGCGTTTTGTATCTTCGAAATCTAAATCGATATCACAAGGTGTAATTCGATCGGGATTACAAAATCGTTCAAACATCATTTCAGGAAACAATAATGGATCTAATTTAGTAATATCCATTAAATAACAAACTAATGAACTTCCCGAACTTCCTCTTCCGGGACCAACTAGAATATTATTCTCATTACACCATTTTGAAATGTCGTGAATAATTAATAGATAATTTAAATATTTACATTTTTCAAGGACATTCATTTCGTGTAAAAATCTGTCCAAGTATTTTTTTTGTTCTTCCTTGGGTATTTTATCTTTTATCTTATTCCTCCAGCCATCACGACATATTTCCTTTACGTCTTCTAATTCGTTATCAGTTGGAAATTTAGCAAAATGATTTCCTTCAACTTTTATACTAACATTGCATTGATCTGCTATTTTTTTTGTATTTTCTATGGATTTTCTTAGCGTTTCTTTTTCGACTCTACCTTGCATTATTTTATAAATATCAGATTCGCCATAAATCCAATAATCTGGGGTAGAGTAATACTCATTGTTTTCTTTTTGGATACTAACCCAGTATTTATGCCACTTTGAATCACTCTTAACAGCGTAATGACTATCACTTGTAATAACAGTTTCTATATTATATTTTTCTGATAAGGCAATAATCTTTTTATTATAAGTATCTTGTTCTTGCATTGTATTTGTTTGATATTCTAAATAAAAATCATCACCAAATAAGTCCTTAAACTTCACTGCCCACTGCTCACCATCTAAAGTATTAATAATTGATGCAAGGCAAGCAGATAAACAAACAAGTCCCTTAGAATGTTCTCTAAGCATGTTAAAATCGATTCTAGGCTTATAGTATACATTCTCATATGATAACGTATCAAGTTTCTTTAAATTATAATATCCCTCATCTGTTTTAGCTAAAAGAATTAAATGATAGGTATATGATCGGTCCTTCAAATTCAAATCATTAGTAAAATAAAATTCATTACCTAAAATTGGTTTAATTCCTTGCTTTTTACATTCTTTATAAAATGGGACTATACTACTAAGAGTTGAATGTTCTGTTAAACTAATCGAGTCTTGACCTAATTCTTTGGCACGACTTACAATTTCTTCAACCTTAGAATAGCCATCAAATACACTAAATTCGCTGTGATTGTGTAAACTAATATACATAATGTTACTCCTTTACAAAGATAACTTTTCCTTTTCTAATTCCTTTAATGACTCATGCCAACATGTAACGCAATAAGTATTTCCATTATTGCAATAGTCTTTTAATCCATATTCAGATGGACAACCATCCTTTATTAAAATACTACCACCTTTTTTTATTCTTTCAGGAAGTTGTTTCAATTTTATCACTCCTTATTTTAATAATTCAACGTCATAAACGCTACCGTACATATATAGATTTTCAATCCAATTCAGATATACTAAAAATTCATTCATATTTTCTCCTTCACACGTATAATTTACTTTCAATAATTTTACTACCATTTTTAATTTTACTTCTAATAATATTTAAATCAGTTTCATTATTCCTTGCCAAATCTAGTATTTCTTCATTATTATCAGCTAAGAATAGATTATATAAAGATTCATTTAGATCTTTTGACACTCTTATAAAATCGTTATTAATTACAACATAAATTTTATCGCACTTTATCAAAGATAATCCTCCTTATCAATTAATCCACATTGTAATTTACAATATGAAATAATATTTTTAGCATCTTCCTCATCTTTCATACGCTCAATCAAAACAATTGTAATTAATTTTATGAACTGCTCATATTTCCATTCTTTAGAATAAATAACCATTTGTTTTGGAAACTCTTCCATTATATCACGCCTTTCGTATTTGTGTCAATTAAAAAATCACTATAGTAATAATCTGTTAATTTACTATGTTTTAATATTTCAAACCATTCACAATTTCCCCAATAATAACCGCCCATCCACTCAATCTGTATTAAATTAAAACTTGCAGTTGTTTGCTTTATTATAAAATATTGTTCTTCAATTGGTTTAAATTCTTTTAAAATTACAACAGAGTCATAGTGTCCAGTTTTTATAATTTCTTTCCAGTTACTTTTTAATACTACAACGTCACCCTCTTTCATAATGTATAACATTTTCTATTTTTAAATTTCATTTCTGATTCACATTCATTTTGTGACCAGTGAATCTGTGATCCTTCTTTACAATTTGGGCATGTTAAAATATACTGTTTTTCTGTTTTTCTAAGTTCAAAATCACCAATAACGTGGATATAGCTACAACTTAACATTTCAGTACCGCATTTACATTTCATATAATTCACCTCACACTGTATATTTTTTCTTCATTTCTATAAATAGATTTTCATAATAATCTTGTTTACATTTTTCACAATTATGAATACAGTTTTTAATAACAGTTTCATTTCGTGGACAATAATTTGAATTATTTGATTCAACTTCACTTATATAATTTTCTATTAAAATTTCTATATTCGTGTTCGCTTTATCTATTCTATTTAAGACATTCATATTTTAAACCCTCTCCATCCTAAAATTGCTATCATTAGCACAAATAATATAAACATAGAATCACTCCAAGATTTTGATTTGTATTTTACATCCTTTAAATGGTTCTAAAATTGTAGAAAGATCTTCTATTTCATTTTCATTTTCTAATAATAGCGAATAGTCTTCATATTCTAATTTATTATCTGTCAAGATTCCTTCATATTCTAATTTAGCTTCTTTTTCTAAATATCCTAAAAATTTACTTCCTGGAAAATATCTAATATCACTTACAATTTCCCTTTTTAGTGCCTCTTTATCAGCGAACCAAAGCCAACTGCGTGGATTATCAACCCTAGGCTTGCCCACGCTTGGATATACTTTTAAAATATAATTATATAACTTCACAATTAAGCCACCTTCATAACTTTATCATATTCGCATAAAACTCTATACAACGCCTTAGGATAAGGCACAAGGCTTCCAAATGATCTGACTAAGCCATCCATATCAATGTCAATTAAAACCTTATTGTTCGTCTTCCTATCCGTAATCGTTGCGATAAAACTAAGACCTATTGTGTTAATTTCAATTTTTTCATTACCAAAACATATAATTTTCATATTATTTACCTACCTTATTTTCTAATATTTCAATTTCATAATTCCCGAATACACTACTAAAAACATTTTCTAATTCGTCTTCTAATTCAATTAATGACATTTGGTGAAAGTCATAATGATATAATAGTACTCCGTCTTTGATTAAATTGCAATCAAAACCCCATCCCTTTGGTGTAACATAAAGAGTCATTTTAAGCCCTCCTTAGGAACAAATTTACAATCAAAATCATAACATTCAAGGCATGGACGTTCATTACTTTTTACTTTTTCATATTTACAATATTCACAGGAATTATTTTGACATTGACTATCAGTTAAAACGCATTTATCGCAATTCATATTATTCTGTCTCCTATTCTAATTCAATTCTATCTTGTTCTTCATTATAATCAGCCATATCAACTTTAATATAACCGCCATATTCTGTATTGTAATAAACAACAATTGCATTTTCTGGACATTTTTTCAATTCAATAATTAATTCTTTAGCTGTCAATTTTGTCACCTTCAATTAATTCAATTTTATTGCATTTAACCATTTTGTCGTTTACTGAACCAATATTAAAAACATTGCCAACATAATATTTTTTAGCTTCTTCAAAAGTTGCATTTATTCTGGTATTAAGTGAATCTTTATTTTCAAAATACACCTTAATTTCAATCATTTTGTAACCTCCGCAATTCTATCGCACATATCATTCATTAAATTGTTGCGACCAGTATTATATGATGCAAATTCGCTTGTAATTTCTAAATTCCAACTACCATTATATTTGGATGCGTTGTAAATGCATGCCATGCGTAGTTGTGAAATTGTTGGAACAATTGCATATTTTATTTTTAATTCGTTATGGATCTTGACACATGCTTTATTAATTTTTGATAAATTCATTTTAATAACTCCCTTTTATATCTATTTAATTATTAATTATATGGTATATTAATAACTATTTCAGTTAGTCATAATTTGGTTAATTATCTTTACATCATCTAATGGAATTTCTTGAAATAACCAACTATGTCCATAAGTATATGGCGAACCGTTATAGCTAACTTCATAAAGATTAATGCTTTTAAGATAATTACAAGCTTCTGTATAATCGTATTTGTTGCCTAATTCTTCCCATTCTTTAATTGCATTTTCTTGTTCAATTGTTCCTGCATGCATATCGTTTAAATGATATAATTTCCATAGTCTATAGATTGATGTAAAAAGTTCATTATTTTTGATACTATCAAATTCTTGTAATGTATCTATGCATTGTCCCCCACAAACAATATCGGTATTACTGCCATTCCAGATATTAGCACAAATACTAAGTTTTCCATCATTAAATTTAACTTCAACAGTAACCCTGTTTATAGGTTTCCCAATATTATTATAGTCAACTTTACCAAAATTAATTACTTTTTTCATTTTATTTTCTCTTTTCTGTCCGATACCATTTTGTATCCGCGACTCAAGGTACTGTAAATTTCTAAAATACTTCTTAAAACAATTATTACTAGGAAAATTATAAATAATGGAATAATCATTTGTTGTAACTCCTTTAATTATTAAAAATCTTAGAGTCTTACATTCTTTTCTTTACCAACTCCATTTTTATCTGTCCATTGAATTTTATAATTCCCTTCGAATGTGTTATAAAAATGTTTTCTGGCTTTTATCACACTAGAGTCACGCCTGGTGTCCATTACGCAACCTTCATCATTTACTAGATAAAACCAATATTCGCTTTTCATTTCGTTCGCCCCTTTATTTTACTTTCTTAGTTCATTATAATTCATTTTGTTTAATAAGTCAATAGGTTGTTTAAATAATTTTATTTGATTTTACTCTCTTAACAATTGTTTAAATGCAATGTTACTTTTGCAGTATCTAATCCGATACACTCGGATTGTACCGCTTCGCATTGTTCCCTTGACTTGAGATTATTATAACATATGCAAAATACGAATGCAAGGATTATTTTTAACAACGAATGAAATGTGTGTATATAATGAAGAAAACATTTTATTGCAATTTTATTATCTATATGATATAATGATTTTAGATTAAGAAATGGAGTGATTGTAAATGACAAACAAAGAAATTGAAGCTAAATTAAAAGAAGTAATTGAAAAAAGAAAATTATTAGAAACCGATATAAAGGGATCTTTTATTGATTCGTCTAAAACAATTGGCAGTTCTATTTTAATGCAAACGTTAACAATCCAATTAATTCACAACATCTTAAATACCAAAGCAGAAATAAAATATAATTATCCAGGAATGGGATTTAAAACGAACAAAACAATTGAGCAAATTGAAAGGATTTTAGAAGAACTTAACATTAACTTTTATTCTAAATATAATAATATCGAATTTTATGGAGAAATTCAAGCATCATTTTATCTCAATAGGACAAATAAAAGAATTGAAACTGAATTAGGTTTAAGAGAGTATGAAAATGCTATATTATGTTTAAAGAATGAAAGGATCTGATAAATATGTATGAACTAACAATTATATTAAAAAACGGTAAAACGCAAACAGTAATTTTAGGAGACACAAAAGAGTATTTATTAGGAATGATTTGTAAATTATATAAAGAAGATATTTTAGAAATGATAACTAAAATTAGTTTAAAAAGAATTAATAAAAGTCTTTACAATTAATTCAGTTAGTGTTATAATGAATTATAGAAAAAATTAAGGAGTTGTTTTAAATGAAAAAATATGTATGGACTAAAAAAGCAGAAGAAAGATCTCGCAAATTAGGATTAGAAGAAAGAAAAGAAAATAGTGAAGTCGATATGGTTTTTCTAGGTGAATGGGACACAACATATACTGCAAAAGATTGGGTTAAGAAAGGTTATATTAAGGTGCTAGATATTTAAATTTAAAGTAATGCTAAAATCTGGCGTATATGTAATGATGGGATACGATTACAATGATATCCGCAACAGAGTATTTGATCTTATGAAGCGGAAAACAATAGTGTACCAAGAAACATTTGAAATAATCAAAGAAGGAGCTGTTTAATTATGCATGAATTGTTTGAAGGTAGTTGGTTTGATAAAGTTAGGTGGTTTGAACCAGATTTAAAATCGTATGTAGTTTGGGTACAGTCGAAATACTATCATAACAAAAAGAAAAGAGGTAATAGAAAATGAATAGGTTTGTTAAAAATATTATGACACTAGCTTTTGCAGTTACATTAATTATCCAAAGTCAGTACATGATTGATAATGTTTTATACACTGATTTTGATCTACAAGGAGATCACTACACTGGTGTATACTATGAGGATATGTACGATATGTTAAACGATGCCTGTTTAGCTGAGGCTGAAAGTAAATTATAAAGGAGAGAATAATGTTTAAATTTTTGAAAGAATTATTCAAAACAGACGAGCAGAAATGCAAAGATCTTATAGGAATTGTTTACAGGGAAGACGGAGAAAATCCTTTTATTAAAGAACATCAGGATCGTAAAATATTAGATGTTAAGAAAGGCTATGTAAAATATGAATACACCTATTGTTTTATGTACAAAAATCCACCTATAATTAAAACTTGTGATTGTTCAATTTTCTTAGAAGGCCTATGGAATTGTTATCAAATTAGCGAAGGAGATAATAAAAATGGATATATTAGAAATTATTAGAAAAGGTTTAGATGTTGAATTTGACGAGGTGTTTAGTAGAGAAAGTATAATAGGAGATGCAACCGGAATTGTAAGGTATAAATTTAATATAACAAATAGTGTATTTACGAGTTTGTCTTATTCAATTTGCAAAGGTGATCCAATTTGGTATTTTTTAAATGACTCTGAAATGTTAGGTGATTTTATAAAAAATAATGAAGAAATTATCAGAGAACCGTTTAAGCCCAAATTTGGTGATAGGTTTTACTATATAACCATAGCTAATGAGGTAAGTTATGATAATTTTTATAAAGATGAAGAATTTAGCTTATCAATGTATAAATGTGGTAATTGTTATAAAAATGCAGTATCGGCAGAAAAAGACAAAATTAAATGGGTTAATTACTATAAAGAAATACAGGACAGTTTAAAATGAAAGTAAAATTAGTTTGTAATGGTGGATTATATGAGATAAAACAATATTTGGAAGGATGCTTATTGATATTTTTGATTATGAACAATTCTTTGAATACAATGAAGCAATACAGTTTTGTAAAGATCTTAATTTTAAAATAGTATAGGAGAAGAGAAATGACAAATATTGAAATGCAACAAAAAATAAAAGAAACTAACGAAGCTATAGCTTTTATTGAACTAAAATATAGTGATGGATTTATACCAGGAACAACGAAAGGTATTTTAAAACAATATAAAAATAGTTTAGACGAAATGATAGAAGAATTTGACAAAACTAATAAAAAAGATAATTATATAGTATGATTTCCAAAGCCTTTACTAGCTAATAGTAGGGGCTTTTAGTCTCTATACTGCGTTGTTTTAGACGATAATATTGAGAGGCTATATAAGTGTGTAGGATTATGATTTAAAAGTATTAAAAATGATTTAAGATAATGCTTGCAATATGTTTTGTTTTGGGTTATAATGATTATAGTAAATAAAACAAAGGGGCGTTTTAAATGTATAAAGTAGAAATTACCGATGGTAAAAATAAAGGAATAATAATTGATTATGATAAATACGTTATTTCGCGAATTGTTGATACTATTGTTAACGTTAATAATGTTTCTGCTACAAAGGCAAAAGAATTATTATTTGAGGCTCTTTCATCCAATGTTATAGTTGATGAAATTCTTGAACAAATAAATTTTAATCTGAATAAATAGTTTTTACTTATTAAAACAGTATTGACAGACTTATTTATTAGATGTATAATGGGTTATAAGATAAATTAAAGGAGTGGTTGAGATGATAATGATAAAAATACAAGTCAACTCAAATGTAACAAAATTCATAAACTCAGAAAAGAAAATATGCTGGTATAATAAAGATGATGATAAATTGATGTATGGAGTGGCAATTTTAGAAGATAATGTAATAACACTAGAACCAGAGTGTGGAATGCCTTTTGAGCATTTAGAAGCTAGTGATATTAAAAATGGAATGACAATTCAAGAAATATTTGATGAAATTCCAAAGGATATCACAAACTATAGTCTTCTATAAGTAGATCAAGTCTTATCTATAAATGGTAAGGCTTTTTATTTGCTTATTTTTAATAAAGGTGTTGACATATTATTTAAAAGATGATAGAATAAGCTATAGTTAAAAACAAGAGGAGATGCATTAGAAATGTTAACTATTACTTTCATAGCCTTTGGATCAGCTTTACTGCTTTGTGGATACTTTACGACTCAAGATTATAGAGATAACAAAGGAGAATAATATAATGAAAAACAAAAAATATGCAATTACTTTAGAAGAATTTAGTACTTTGCCAAATAAGGCAAGACAAGACATATTAGATATTTTAAAAGCATTTAAAGAATGCCCAGTAATTTATGAAAATGGGAGATATTCATTTGTATCTAGTTTAAAATCAGAATATGCAAAGGATCACAAAGTAATAGGGATTGCTTACCAAGATGATTTTTATACAGATGAACAAAGAATTGAAAATTATATAGAAGTATTTCATGAATACCCAAGTGGATATATTGGTAAAAGAGATTATAAAATGTTAAGAGAATTAAAAGATAAGAGTCTTGCATAATAGCAAGGCTTTTCTTTTTGGTTAAATTTAAATGATAATATATATCAGTTGACTGGCAGGGAAACAAAAGAATTTATTCTAATATGTTAGATATATATGTAGTAGTAGTAACCAGTATTAAGATCTTTTAGTCTTTGTCTTCGTTCCTATCGTCACTACACTGTACTTAAGTGATATAGCCTATATAATACTATCGGTGTTAACTTTAATGCTTGCTAAGAGAATGATAACAAGCATAGAAGTATAATATACTATTAATACTATATGTTAACGCTACTATAACTATGATAGTATACTTATAACACTGATAGAGTTAAAAGATAAATAGATAAGTTATATGCACTTACATAAAGTAACATAAAAACATTATATCTTACAATCGTTAACTATAACTAACATATGTACTATAAAAATTCTCATTCCATACCATGCATGGTATGTTGCAAATGCAACGTAATTCAATTCATTCACTCTAATTATTTCAAAATGTAAACAATTATACTAAATTATTACTACATAAATACTATTTATTAAATACATTTTACCATATTACTTCCAATTAAAAACCAATATGCAAAAATATACGTGCTAAGACAAAATGAAGAAATGCCCAACGTTACACTTTCGTTAAAGTAAGTTTGCCAACGTAGAATAAATTCAGTAATGTCAATCCGTAGACAAAGCGTAGGCAAATAGTATATGAATATTACTAGAAGCATATTATATAAGGGTTTGCAGACAATTGTTTCGATAATATATATTTATCGGTAATTTACAGTAGGCAAGTTATTTGATGGATGGTGCTATAGTACAGATATTTTAGAATCTGTTTTGTGATTTTATGTGTAGAGATAGGGGCTCAGTGGCAAGCGTTGCAAGGGGTGGGGTGCATTTTGTAAATAAGAACGCAAGTTCCCTGGGCTATGAGGGCGCGCATTATACCTACCAATATATTATCTAAAATATTCCTAAATAATTTAATAATCCATTGTTTTATATGGTATTTAGTTATATTAATTATATTCACTTCTAACTAATATACACAAATCAAATCTAAGTCTAAATTCTTCTACAAACTAGTCACTTTTAAGGTACTAAAAGCCATGAACATACAAATATAAGGGTTAATTAATTAATATTCCTAAAGTTGCCTTACCTAGCGGTTCTCTATATACTATATTGTAGGGATGAATTTATGCTTGACAATATAATTAAAAAATATTATACTAATACTAGAATATAAAAATAGGTGGTAAATAAATTGAAAAATGCTCTTTGCGTAAAATGTGGATCTGGTTATAAAGTATATAGGAACATAGACACAAAAGAATTACTGTGCGATGCGTGTCGTCGTTTATATAAGAAATATGGAGAAATTGACTTATCGAGAAAAAAGGATAGGGGTAATGCTAAGTTAAATAGAGAAATCAATAGTGGAAAGTGTAGTGTCTGTAATTCAAAACAATATATTTCATATAGTAGAGATTATGGAAACTATTTATGTGCATCTCATCTTGCCCAGTTTAGGAGGTGTGGTAAAATAATAAATAAAGAGATAACTAAGAATAAGGTTTGGATTAATAGTTATAATTATTTAAAATATTATACAGAACTTATTATTAAAAATAAGCAAACTGACAAAGAGTATATTGTAAAAATAGATAAAGAGGATGTTGAAAAACTATCAAAAGCACAGTGGGGAATACAAACGGGTTGTAGTGGAAATAAAAAAGGGGTTTACGTTCGATCGGCAACATTAGGAATAATCCACCGATGTGTTATGGGTTACCCAAAAGAACTAGTGGTCGATCATATAAATCATGATACATTTGATAACAGGAAGCAGAATTTAAGAATTTGTACAAACCAACAAAATTGTATGAACTCGTCCTTGCATTCAATTAATACAAGTGGCTGTAGCGGTGTTTCTTTTATTAAAAATGGTAATAAGTGGTGGGCAAGGATTGGGCTAAATGGAGAACGTATTACTTTAGGATATTTCACAGATAAACAAGATGCGATTCAAGCAAGGAAAAACGCAGAAGAAGAATATTATGGAGAGTTTAGAAACATAGTAAATTAAGGAGTGATAGCTTTGGGAGCAGTTCCACCGACTCATCGAAAGACCGATTTAGTACAACCATCAAATGGGTTTGATACCCAAATGCCAACATTAGATAGATATGGTTTACATGATATTGTTGGCAAATTAATATACTCAGGATTATCTATTAATGAGACTCTAGAGGAAATAAACAACAAGCATATGCCCGATGATAAAAAAATAAGTAGAACAGCTTTATACAATTATGTAAAAAGAGAGTTTCCAACCAGGACAGACAACAGAAAGAATAATTCTCAATTAAACGTATATAAAGAATATTTATCTCAAATGGAAATAGTAGACAATCAGATAGATTCTATTCAGGCATGTATGGATTCATTAGACAAAATGATAAAGAAAGATTCTGATGTTTTAGTTATTGCAAAAGAGATTAATAGTTTTAGTTCTACTCTTGAGAAGATGCTATCTAGGAAATCTCAATTAGTTAATTCAATAAGCGTTATACAAGAAAAAATATTTGATTTTACCCGCGTTTACGAAATAGTTAAATTCATTATGGATGAGGTACAACAGACTGATAAAACATTGTATGCTGATATTTTTAATAAACTAAGTGACGATGAATATTTTATAGAGTTCATGAAAGGTGTCCATAAATAAGGTTGAACTCGTTATGAGCATAGCGATGGATTTATGAAAGGAGTGCACAAATAATGATAATTAAGAAATGTGGTAACTGTGATTTTTATGATAGTTTTACTGGAGCCTGTTGTAATGGACTAAGCGACAATCATTCTGATTTTATGAATGAAGATGATAGTTGTATTAATTGGTGGAGAAAAGATGTTGTAGTAGATAATGTCGGTGAACAGATTTATAAAGAGTTTTTAAAATATGAAAAAGAATTTGATAAAAGAATGAAGCATGATTTAGAAAGTATAAGGAGAATGATTAAATGAATAGAGAGTATTGGGAAAGGGCATTTAAAGAAATAGAAGATATGTTAGATGAAGAGTTTATAGATTTTATTGAGATGCAAGATGATTTAGAAGATGTTTTTATGATTATGAAAGAAGAGGTTAGAAATGAAAATTAAAAAGGGTAGTTTAATTAGATGTCCATTTTGCGAACATAAATTATATAAGACAACAAAGACAATTAGTATATCAAGCAATCCAAAGGATACACCAAAAGACATAAGAGAAATTGAACCACAAATTAAATTAACTATGGAATCTAGTATGAAAACAGAATGTAGTCATTGTCATAAAAGTTTTATATTACCAACCGTTATTAGAAATATGTTAGGCTTATCAAATCTAATCGCAGGTGATGATAACGTCTGGATTGAAAAGAAATTATAAAAGGAGTAAGGGGTATTGGTAAAAGATAAAATATATTATAAGAGATTTATAATTATATCAGTTATTTCATTTATTATACTATCATATTTAATGTTTCATATATCTCAAGGTGATGAAATTTTTTGTAAAATATTATTAGTTCTAATTTGGACCTTTTCAATTAGTCTGCCATTTCTATATGATAGTGAATACTATAGTAAATATTTAAATATAAAGGGGAGATAAATAAAGTGTCAAATCCAAGTGTATCAATTATAATTCCAACCTATAACACAAGTAGCCTAACACTAAACTGTATTGAATCACTTTTAAAATATAAAAATAATTGTACTATTGATATTACTGTTGTTGATAATGGCAATGATAATACATTAGAATTAATTAATAAAAAATTCCCAACTGTAAAAACAATTAAGAATCTTGAAAATGTTGGATATGGCAGAGCAATTAATCAAGGGATAAACTCAACCGCAGGTTCATATATTTTAATGTTGAATTCTGACACGTTGGCAATTCACCACTATTGGTTAGATAATATGATTAGATTATTTGAATATGATGATAAAGTTGCAGTAGTAGGTAATCGCTTAATTAATAAAAATAATAAATTAGTTGGATGTGGCGTAGTTGGAACTAACAAGAATCCAAAAATAAGGGGCTGGATGGCAGACAACATTGGATATACAGAACCGATTGAATGTATTAGTGTGTGTGGTGCATGCTATTTAATTAAAAGATCTAATATTGAAGTACTAGGATTATTAGACGAATACCTTATTTTTTACTTTGAAGAGACCTCATATTCTTATAATGCTAGACGTAATGGATTTAAAGTTATGTACTGTCCAGATTCAACAATAGTTCATTATCACCAAGGCAGTTGTAAAGATAATATTTGGTTAAACCAACAATTTCAAATAGGCAAGAAACACTTTGATGAAAAATTTGCAGATATGATGGGAGATAATAGAATTTATGGATAGTATTGTATTTCATAGCAGTTGCAATGTCATTTTTCGATACAGTTGCATCAGCTATTATATTTGCTTTGCTTTTCTGGTTTACTTGTAATATTAAATACAAAAACAAGGAGATGAATTAGTTGCCAAAATTAACAATGATGTTATTAATGAAGAATGAAGAAAGACATTTTTTGCGAGAAATGTTAGATTCTGCAAGTAAATATTGTGATAATTTTGTTATTTTAGATGATAATAGCACAGATAATAGCTTTGAAATAGCAAAAAGTTATAAAAACGTTGAAATTATTAAGAAAGTAAGCGGAGAATCGTTTATTATTAATGAAAGTAGACCTAGATATGAATTATTTAACTTAACAATGCAAACAAATCCCGAATATATTCTTGCATTAGATGCTGATGAGATTTTAGATCAAAATGGTGAAAAAAATATTCGAAAGCTATTAGAAAACAACTCTGTCTACGATTGGTTTAGTTTTGAGTTTAACCATTTTTGGTGGGACACTAAACATGTTAGAATGGATGGATATTGGAATCCGCCTAAAGGACCAAGAATGTTTAGATATGATAAAAACGTAAATTATAATTGGAGAAATACAGTTTTACATTGTGGTTCAATTCCTCAAGAGGTTTTACAAAAGAAAGGAACTTATAGTGGCTTTAGAATTAAACATTATGGCTATGCTAAGTCGCCAGAAGAAATTAAAGCCAAACAAGACTTCTATTTAGAAAAAGATCCTCAAGGTAAATTGTGTTTTATGTCACATTATCTCAGTATGACAGATAAAAATCCAGTATTAAAAGAATGGAGAGAATAAAATGTTTAAAAATTTAAGAAATAGATTAAAAGAATGGAAAAAAGAATATAAACAAATAAAAAAATATAAATATAGAAGTTTTTATGTCGAGAAGAATTTTGATTCACTTACTTATTTTCATATCAAGTATATTCTTTTTAACAATGTCGTTATAGAATATAGACGAGAATTATGGGAAGGTGACTATTTTATTAAAACTAAAAGAGTATTATATAGTGATTTTTTAAAACTAGTGGAAGGAGAATAATAAAATGACAAATTATATTAGTAATTATTTAAAATGTTTACAAAAATTTGGTAAAACAGTATTAATTAATGAAACAGACAGATCATATTGGGGCTATGTCAGAAAAGTATCGCTTAAAAAAGTATATTTTGATGAATATAATACTGTTTTAGATTATGTTAGATCAAACGAACTGAGTCATTTAGAATTTTTAAAATTAACGGATACAAAACATGCTTGATTTATCAGTTATAATCGTAACTTATAATAATTTAAAATATACGAAAGAATGTATAACTGAATTAAAGAAATATAGTAATTCATCATATGAAATAATTATGGTTGATAACGGTTCTTCTGATGAAACGATTGAATATATTAAATCTATAGCTAATAAATACATTTTAAATGACAAAAATGAAGGATTTGCAAAGGCAGTTAATCAAGGAATAGCACTAACCGATAGTAGATACGTTTGTTTGTTAAATAATGACTTATTAGTTTATTATAATTGGGATAGAGAATTAATAGAACGATTTGAAAAGCTATCAACAAAATATAAAGTTGGTGCAATTGCTCCTATTGGTAGTGGAATTGGAAATAAACAAGACTATGTTACATTTTTTGGAGAACATGGATTTCATTTTCCATATACCGATAATTATTATATTTTTAACGAAGGAAATAAGATCTATAGAAAAGGAAATTGCATCGAAGCTAAATATTTAAGTGGTTGTTGCCTATTAATGAAAACAGAATTACTAAAAGAATTACATGGTCTTGATGAAGGTTGCGTTTGTGGAGCAGATGATGCAGATTTAAGTTTAACACTTAGAACTAAAGGATATTCATTATTTGTAGTAGATGACGTTTTTGTATATCATTACAATCATAAGACATTTGGACTGATTGGGCATGACGAAGAAATGGAATTATATAACAAAAGTTGGGATTATTTTTGTTGGAAGTGGGCTTATTTAAATGTTGGCGTTGATGTAATGTTGTATACCGAAGATAAATTTTACTATAATGGGATTGTAAATAGAAAATTAAATGTTTGACAAATTATTTTAGCTGTGATATATTATATATATGTCATGGCTAATCTTTTTTCTTGTGATTAGCCTTGTAATTAGAAGAAAGGAGATTATTATGTTTGTATTAATCATTTTATTAATTATATTGGTTACATGGCTTAAGGGAAAATAAAATAAAAAGGGGATAATATATTGTCATCAAAAATAAAAGAAATATATGATACAGAAAACAAGGTAGTAGTTGATAGAAGTACAGGAGAAATTGTAGACTGTATTAAAAAAGGGGACTATATTAGAAGAAAAGAAACTACTGATTATTTAAATGAAACAGTTCTCATTAACGAGCATAGACAATTTACAAAATTATTTTTAGATATAAGATATATTGCAAAAGATTTAAGAGGGGCATCATTAGCTGTAGCTATTGTTTTGCAGTCATATATCAGATATACTTCTAACATTGTGTCATATAGTAATGGCAAACCAATTATGAATGAAGATATTATAGAAATTACAAATTATAGTAAACCAACTATTACAAAATGTATGGATGAGTTAGTATCAAATAAAGTCTTTGCTAGAGTTATGGTTGGACATTACTATCAGTATTATGCAAATCCTTATATTTTTTGCAGAGGACAGAGAGTTAATAAAACACTAGTTGATATGTTTAAAAACTATAAATATATTGGATTGGAATAACAAACGTAAAAAAACTTTACCTTTAATTGCATACGTATTTTTCAATAGTTTACCTTTGTAAAAGTCTGTAAGTACCTGATATATATAGGGTTATGGGTATTATTTCGAAAGTGTACTCCTCTCTCTATATTGGTATTTAACATTTTTATATATTAAATAATTATAAAGAATAAAACAAATAATGAAGAGTTATACTCGAAATTATTAACAAGTGGTAACGCGTTAGTAGTATAGTAAAACCATATAAGTAAATAAAATAATATAGAACAGTAGGAACTATCTTTCTTATCATTCATATTAAATTCATGAACGAAAGTAATCTGTAATTCATTACCATTCAAACAGATTGATAAGTGATTATTTATTGTTATGGTAAAAACACCGTATCATATTAATAATTTGTATTGACACCACCAAAATAAGAGACTATACTATAAATAGAGAAACAAAATAAAAGGAGAAATAAAATGAAGATTTTAATTACTGAAAAAGATTTTTGGATTAACAAGTCTAAATTAGCAATACAAAATATTAAAAAAGAAAGATTAAAAAGACAAGAAGAATATGAAAGTAAATCATGGTGGTATCAGCTTACTAATTCAGAACCAATAGTAACAGATTATGAAACCATAACACATCATTCTTGGAACATATCTTCTCAACATGAAAAAGAAAGATTTATAGAAAAATTAAGTTATCCGCACTGTGAATTTTTTATAGTTGATACAAATGAAATTGATTTACAAGATATATTAGATTGGGCTGAGTAAAGGAGATATAAAATGAGTAGACGAATTGCAAAACCAAAAGTAATTGATGCTCCATTATTTATTTATGCAGAACTTATGGATTTTTTCAATGCTAGTGTTTTAAAATGTAAATGTCACAATGAAATACGTCCAAAATCGGTTGTGGTATTAATTTATTGTTTGAATAGATTTGAGATATGTCAACTTACTTTGTATGAAAATGAATGGTATATTGATAATTGTGTGTTTAAAGAATCTATTGATGATGCTGTAAATTTATATAATAAAAAAGATATATCTATTGAAGGATGGTATAGATATGGGAGATAAACAATGAAATTATTAGATGGTATAATAACGCTATATGAGAATAGTAAATATGAAATAGAAGTTGCATGGCTAAGACATAAATATCCAGATTATATTGATAATGAGTACAATTGTGGATCTGTTAAATTTATATGGGGAGTAACATCGACTGAGGAGATGTGTGCAACCAAAGCGAATATTTATAGTATGAATGATATTGATTTATGTTATGACAGAGATACTAAATTATATATGGTAGGCATCGAAACAATTTATATGTTTGATAATATTAGTTCAGAGATTAAATATTACCAAGGACTATTAGATGTATTCACAGAATATATGGTAGAGAATAATTATAATATAGATGGATCAATTTATGCTAGAGCGAGTGTTCATGGCTATATTCAGATTAGTGGTGATTCAATTGAAGATGTTTATAGTATTTTTAAAATTTATATGATGGGATATATTAAAGAATTAACAGAAAAGAAAGAAAAAGAAATCATTATAGAAAATAAATGTTGTGATACTTGCGAATCGTTCTTAAATAATTTTAGAACTTGTTGGAATGAAAAGCAAAATAACTATTTAGTTAAGAAAGATTTTTGTTGTAAATATTGGACTAAAAAAGAAGAAAGGAAAGAAAAGAATGAGAACAAATAAATCTAAGATTGGTTTTTATTGTTCTTTTGATGATAAAAATGCAGAAAATCATATTATTTCTAATGTAAAAGAACTACAAGAATACTGTTTAGATAAAAATAATTATTATACTGAAAAACCAGATAATATTACATTTAATAAACTATTTATTGATGGAGAAGATATTGGTATTGTATTTGGATTTACTCATAGAGGATTTGCAAGCGAATTAGCTATTGATTTTATAGAATTAGGACGATCCTATAAAGGAGTTTATTTTTTTAAAAAAGAACTAATGGAGACAGCAGAAAAATTAATGTATTTTTATAGGCAAAAGAAGGAGAAAAATAATGATTGATATTTATATGACAGACACGATCTGTAGAAACTGTGAAAACTTAATTTATACAAATGATTATCTTTGTCAATTAGGGTTAAATAAAAGAACAGACGGATACCTAAATAGAAAAATTATGAAACGCTGTGATTTCTATGTAAAACAAAAAGCATTGAATTTAAAGAGAAAATAGACATATAAAATTAACAACCCATACAAGTTATTCTATAATTAAATTTATATGTAAAAAGTGGCAAAGTTGTAGAGTAATTTAGACTAGGATTGGATTGTAGCACTAAAATATATAGTATAAAGGAGAATAAAATGAATCCAAAGGTATTGATTATAAGTTGTATAAGAAATAGGGAATGGATTTTACCTAAGTTTTTAGAAGCTATTGATAATATTGATTATCCAAATTACGAATGTTTTTTTATGGAAAATGATTCAAATGATGGAACACTTAACCTACTAAAAGAATATGTTGGCAATATGAATGTTAAAAAATATTTACAAATAGTAAAAAGTGATGAAAAGGATATTCCTGACGAGACTAGAACGCAATATAGAAAAAATGGATATGAACATTTGGCAGATATTAGGAATATATTAATTGAAGAAACTTTATTGTGGCATAGCAATTTTGATTATGTGTTATCAATTGACTCTGATATCGTAGTGCCAAAAACAATTATTACTGATTTATTAACTTATGCAGGGAGTAAAACTATAGTGGCTGGTGCAATCCCAAATATACCAAATAAAACTGTAGACGGCACAACTCCTTGTAATTTTATGAGATTTCAAGATGGCAGAATGGCACATATGGACAAATATCCTACTAGTGGATTATTAGAAGTTGATTTAACTGGGGCAGTTTATATGATTCCAATGAAATGTTTAAAAGATGGAGTGAGATATAGTTCAGATCCGCAGGGAGAAGATAAAGTTTTTTGCGAAATGGCAAAAGAAAAAGGATATAAATTATTAGTAAATCTAGATTGTAAACCAAAACACTATATGGTAAAGGAGAATTTTAATGGATAATAAATATAATTCTATAAAAGCTAAATTTGAAAAATTCAAACTCGAAGCAGGTGCAATTAGAAAGAGATTTGATATATTTTACGAAGGTAAGATGCTAACGCAAACCCAATATGGTAATGCTGTATATACTAATCATCTTGATAATGCAAAATCGCGTAAAATAAATATGTATAAAGCATGGAGATTACAAAAGAATAAAAGTAATTATTATATTTTAAAATGGGAAGATGAATTAATAGATAAGATAAAGGGAGAAAATTAATGACTAAGATTATTTTTGAAACATTTGTTGGACTATTATTTATTTTAGTATGTAGTCTATCTGATATTACAATTATTATCGGACTAGCAATTTGTATGTATTGTGTTGGCTGGGCTATTTGCGATTTTATTAGAAAGGAACTAAATAAAAATGAATAAACGCGGCAGAATGAAACGAGATAAAGGAAAAATATATAAAGGCGAACATCTATGGGACTTAGATTTCTATTTATCAAATGAAATTTATAGGTCGGTGCAACAATTTAAAGATATGGACAGGTACGGTTGTCCTGGACAATTTATGGATAGAGAAGAATGGGATAAAGTTTTAGATGAGATTATTTATGCATTTAAAGAAATTAATAATGATTATAAAAACAATCCAAAAGATATAGATTTTCATAGTTATTTACAAGATGGGAACAATTGGCAAGACTATAAAGAGACAACAGAGGTTAAAGAGAATAGAGAAAAGTATTTTGCTAAGATTAAAGATGGAAAACAAAAATTTATAGATTATTTTGGATGTTTATGGGATTGATAACATTATAATTGGGGTAAAAGGGGAACATATAAAATTGATTAAAGATGTAAAAGATAGTAGTAAATATAATAACTATGAAGATTATTTAGATGAAAAGAAAAAACGCAAAGCAATGCGAAATTATAATACAAATAAAAAACGTAAAATAGAAAAATTACGTTTTCAAGAAATGAATGATGATAATTGAGCTTCGATGACGATTTAAGGAAAGTAATAAAAAATAAAAAAACAGATAATATAGAAATTGACGACACTTCCGATATTGAGAGGTGTCGTTTTTCTTTGCTTGAATTTACTAAAACCTATATTTGGAATCACGAACGTGAAAATTGGGATAATTTAAGTGAATTTCATTTTGATATTGCAACAAAGCTAGAGAATACTGTATTGAGAGACAAGGACATTGCAACAAATACACTAGAGGTATCACCTCGTGGTCATCAAAAATCATTTTGGGCTGATTTTGTATTCCCAATTTGGTGTATAGCATATAAACATACTGAAAATATATTAGTTGTTTCATCAGAAGGATCTCTTGGTCGACAAATAATTAATGATGTTAGACAATTTATTGAAATGGATGAAAAATTTAATGAAGATTTTGGTAATTTAGTTGGTACTAAAATTTGGACTTCTGATAAGATAGTGTGCTCTAATGGTGTTTGCTTATCCTCTAAAGGTGCAGGTGCGGCAACTCGTGGGGTTAAGATCAATGGAATAAGACCAACCGTTATTATTTGTGATGATATTTTGTCTGAACAGAATAGTAATACAGCAGAACAGCGTTTAAAAATAGAAAATTGGTATAATAGTGTGCTAGTTCCAGTAGGTGAGCCGCATTGTAGTATATTTGTTATAGGAACTATAATTAATGATGCGTGTTTATTATATAAAATGTTAACAGAAGTGCAATATTCAGACTATGTTACTAAAAAATACCAGGCAGTAATTAAGTTTTCTGATAGTGAATTATGGAAAGAATGGGAAGATATAAGAAGTGATTTAGAAAACGAGAATAGAACGGCAGATTCAGATAATTTTTATAAAGAAAATAAAGCTGAAATGATAAAAGGAACAGAAGTTCTATGGAGTCGTTTTGGTGATGAAATGTATTATTGGTTAATGAAGAAAAAAGCAAGCATGACAGATGATGCGTGGGCAACAGAATATATGAATGATGGATTATTAGAAGAGTCAAGGGAAATAAAAGAAGAATGGTTACTAAGAAGTTTATATAAAGCAGAAGAATTACCTGAAATTACTGATGTCTTTATAGGGTTTGATGCCGCGGCAACTGCAAAACGTAAATCTGATGATTCTGCAATAATCGTTATTGGCAAGGGAGTTGATAATTATTATTATGTTCTTGAAGCGTGGGCTAAAAAGAAACCTATAGATGAGGTAATTGACCAATTAATCATTTATGTTATTCAATATTATGATATTTTAAGATATGTACGCGTAGAAGATGTTGTCTTTCAGATACTATTAAAAGACCTTATAGAACGAAAAGGAATGGACCAAGGCATTTATATACCAGTCGATCCAATCAAGCCACCACAGAACCGTGACAAGGCATTTAAGCTACGTTCACTCATCATTCCAATTAGAAATGGTTGGATAAAAATGTTGTTAGAACACAAAAAGCTTTTAGATGAAATGAGAAGATTTCCTAAAGGTTCTAGTGATAACTTATTAGATGCTCTATGGGATGCAACGAATGGAATTTGGGGTGGCTCAAAAAATGGTGCATCATTTGGATTTGGTGGAATTGATATGCATAAAAAGAAAGATAAAACAAAGGGATTTTTTATCAGTAAATTCCTAGGAAATAGGAGGTGATAAATTGAAGGTATGGAGTGAATTTAAAAAGATATTTGGTTCAAAGGCTCCACAAGCGCAAACTATACCAAATTTATTATATAGTTATTTTAATCAAAACAAAAATAATAAATGGAAATCAGTATTGCCAAAGAATCCAGATATAGTACAAATAAGAAACTTTGCTAAAAACCCAATTGTAAGGCGACCGATTACACTTATTGAAGATTATGTAACAAGACTTTCATATAGAATTGTTCCAAAAGATCCGAACGATAAGAAAGCTTATAAAAAGCAAATTGACATTGCAAATAAAGTTATAGCAAATCCTAATACGATTCAAAAGAAGCGACAATTTGATAGAATGGTACTTGAAGACCTATTGACTTTTGATGCTGGCTGTGCTGAAAAAGCGAAATCTAAAGACGTTAAACGACCATTATATTTATATCCAACAGATGGTGCAACGATGCAGTACATTGTTCCGTATGATTATAATGATGATAACGCTCTTAGATATTCTCAGGTACAACCAAATTTACACGAACCTAAATATTTTACAGCAAATCAAATTGCTTACTTACAAAAGAATGTATTTTCTGACAGACCATATGGTTTATCTCCAGTAATGCAAGCTTATCAGTATATCGTATATTATATTAACATATTAGAAAGAGCAGACGATGTTGCTTCTAATATGACGTCAGAATTTATGATATGGCTAAAAGGCGCAGGTGCGGATGAAGGTAAGAAATTTAGAGAATATATGGAAAATGAAATTCAAGGAACGGGAACAATACCAATTGGATATTCAAATGCTGGATCTGACGTAGAATCAAAACAGATTCGTTCTATAAATGGTGATTCATTATTTTTAGATTGGCAAAAAATGTTAATGATGGTAGTCGGTATGTCATTTAATTGTCCTCAAGAAAAAATGAATATTATTCCACCTGCTGAAAAATTGACAGGATCAGATATTGAAGCTTTAGCATTGAAAGAAATGTATAAACCATATGCTGATATTATGTCAGATTTCTATAATGAAGAAGTTTTAGAAACACTTGGGTTTGGTGACTTCTTAAAATATGAATACATTTATGAAGACTCAATTGCTGATATACAAGCCTTATCAACAACTGTTACTAATTTATACCAAGGTGATATCATAACTAGAAAAATGGCACAGTCAAGATTAAATATGGTAGACGAATCTGACACTGATTCAAATAAATATGTCAGTGAATATAAAAATGAACTAAATATGGAATTACAGAAAAGTCAAGCAAAAAATTCAGCAACTACAAAAGGTGTTGGAGGATTTAATGGACAAGGAACAGTAAAAGATACATCAGAATCAAATAATAAACAAGTAAATAAGGAGTGATTCATAAGTGGCTAAAAAACATTTAGGATTTAACCAAGTAAGTAATAATATTGCACAAGAATATGAGAAAAAAGGCATGAGTCCAGCTAAAGCAAAAGAAGTTGGTGATGCAACTGCGGCTAAGGTAGCTAGAAATGCATCGCCTGCGGCAAAGAAATCTAATCCAAATTTAAAACATGTAAAATCACAATGTGGTGATACTAAAATGAAAGCATCAATGAAAAACGTTAAGTGTGCTACAAAAGATATGAAGTGTGCATCTACTAAAAAAATGGCTTGTGGTAGTAAAGTAAAATGTGCTTGTAAGAAAAAATAACTACGAAAGGAGGTGATAACATGGAGCAACAGATACAAATAAAATGTTCTGTAACTCCCACAAGTGATAATTCTCATCCAAATAAGCAACCATTTACGGGAATCCTATGTAGCATAGATTCTCCTTCTATAAATGTTCCAAATGGTTCTGGTGGCAAGCAAGTACAATTGTCAAGTGATGCTGTTCAGAATGCAATTGAAACAATAATTGGTATGCCTGTAAATGCAAATTATAGTGATGAAGATAAAAAAAAATTTGACATACACAACCCACAAGAGATTATAGGAATCATTAGTAATGGATATGTAAAAGATAATAATGTATATGTTGAAGGTTATTTGTATCCTCAGAACTGTCCTAAGATTTGTGCTTCTATAAGAAAAGAAAAGAAAGACTTAGGATTTAGTTATGAACTATTAGTTTCTGAATCTGAAATAAAAAATGATATTTTGTATGTCACAGCACTTGTATTTACAGGGGCATGTTTACTATATAAAGATTGTGCGGCTTATGGTGAAGACACTCAACTTATTGCGGCACAGAAAAAACGAAAGGATGATGTAAAAATGGAAGATAAAGATCTAAAAACTATTGTAACTGCTATTTTAGCAGGTATTGACGAAAAGAATAAAAAAGAACAAGAGGTTGATTTAGGAAAACAAGTAACTGATTTGGTAGACGCGTTAGCAACAATTACTGCATCTATTGAAGACAACAAAAAATCAATTGAAGAAGTTGCCCTTGAAATTGGGGTATTGAAAACAGAAAAAGTAGAAGCATCTAAAATTGAAGCACCAACATTTGAAGATGGTGTTGATTATAAATACAATGCCGAAACAAAAGAATTTGTAAAAATTGAAGCTTCTAAAGTAGAACCTAAAGTTGAAGCACCTATTCCGCAGACTCTTCAAGCTGGAAAAGTTGTTGAAGCCAATAAAGATTTAACTGGCGGCAAAAAAGATTTTACAGATGAAAAGGCTAAAATTTGGGCTAACAAAGATTTAACCCCAGATAAGAAATTACTTCAAATCGCAAAATTAAAATAATTTAAATAAAAAGGATGATGTTAAATGAGTAACGATATTCAAGGTAGAAAACTACATGCTGGCGTAGCAATGAGCTATGAAAGTGGTGCAAAAATTCAAAGAATTAGTGCATCGGCTCCTGATTTTATTAATACAAATGAAGGTCATGTACTTTCAATTAGTGATTATGAAAAAACGCTTTATGATTACAGACTTCGTAGTTTCCCAATTCAAGTAAATATGAATTCTGTTGAAGCAATGGGTTATCCTCATAACTTTAACGAACAAAACAAGATTCCTTCAAATACAGTTGCAATGAATCCTAAATTTGGCAATGGTACTGCACAATTACCTGATTATAGCAAAACGGCAACCGATACTGATTACGGCAGAGACAATTGGAAGAAAGTCTTTGTTAAATTATACGGTAACAGCATTCAGTATGATTGGTTTGCACGTAGATATGAAGAACGTTATGGTTCTTTTGAAGATTTAGTTGTAAAAGATTACAATGATATGATTGTTGATTTTGATAGAGTTACAGTAGATGCTTTCTTTAATGGTGCTTCTAGCTCTGTTGAAGATGATGAAACGGTTTCGTTAGAATATTGCGGTATCTTAGAACAGATTACTGATATTACAAACATTACGGCTGGTTCTAATTTATTTGATGCAATTAATACTAAATTCACTCAACAGATGGCTAGACTTGATTATTCTGCTGAACCTGATGTAATTGTTATGCATCCATCAACTTATGATATTTTGGTAAAACAAGAACGTGATAGAACAATCAACTTAAACAGTATCACAAGCGAAATCGTACCAGGTTGGAAAGTTCCTGCATTAAACACTTATGTTAAAACATTCCCTATTATGTTAAGCAAATTTGTTAGACCAGTAGCCGATGCAGTTACGCCTACCAAATATACTCATAAAATCCTGATGCTTAATCAGTCGATGATTGATCGCGTATGGATGTTTAATGATGGTCCTTTATTCTTCACGTGGGCTGATGCTAATGAACCAAATGCAAATACTCGTTTGTTAACAAATAAATCAATGATGAGTTATGAAAACTATGTATTACGTGGACCACAAACTGGCGCACATCTTATGTTTACATATGATGTACCAGTTGCGTAAATAATTGGGACTGAATTGTCCCTCTTATATTTTTATTGGAGGTAAATAATTTTGGTATTCAAAAAGAAAGAAAAAGTACTTGAAACAAAAGATGAAGAATTAGAATTTGTTCATTGTAAGGTTAATCGTAAATGCAATGATATTATCCATAATGATAAAATAATTAGCGTTATGGATGGCAACGCTTATGTAACAAAAGGAACATATGAAGAATTAAAAGATATTGGATTGGTAGAATAAAAATAGATTGGAGGGGATAAATTGGCTTATATAACAATGGATGAAGTTTCAACTTATTGTAAAATACCAACGATAACGGCACAAGATTTACAATTAGCAACTGATGTAATAGATGCTTATAAAGATAGAAGTTTTGGACCTACTAATTTTACTGATATGTCTAAATTACGAAAAAGAAGTGGAATGGGATGGGGACAATGTCTAAGCGGTAGAGTTCTGCATAATCCAATTATAGCAGTTACCGATATAACAACGCAAGTCCCTAGTCCCTTTGGAGGATTACAAACAGTCCATTATCCAATCGAATCAATTCAATTTGATGATGATAATTCTCTCTATTATACCTTTTATCCAATGCTATCTTCAACGCCACAACCATTTACCCCTCCAATTCCTAAAGCTATCAGAGTGTCCTACTCTAGTGGATATGAGGCAATTCCAGAACAGATAAAATATTGTTGTGGGGTAATTGCTGATTCAATAAATAAAAATGGTGGATTTAATAATTATAAATCTAGAACTGATTTTGATATGAGTATAACATTTAGTAACGAAGGTATTCTAACAAATGATATAAAATCTTTAATTGACGGGCCGTTCTTAATATGAGTATTTTTGGACAGTTTGTCGCGAGATGGACTAAATTCCAAATAGAAGAATATGTAACTCCTATGTATGAAAATTTAGTATATACAAGAAAAGGTAAAACTAGAGGATCTGTTAATGCAAATTATCAAAGATCTTGTTTATTTCAAGATGATACAACCATTAATGGTGGAGATTTATTAACAGAGTTGAGTTCTACCGATAAATACTTTGTAGTATCTAAATATAAAAGCACTGAGGCTATAACAGGAGAATTACGGAAAGTAAATGCATATGCTGAAATTTCTAGTTTAGTTAAAAAGTTTGTTGGGAGCAGTTCTACGGGTTACTCAAAATCAATCAAATCTAGCAATACACCATCTTATTTATATATTGTAACAGCACAAAGTAAATACTCTGATCCTGGGTTATTGCCAACGACTACATGTAAATTTTTATTCAAAGCAAATTTAAGCGATAATGTAACACCTATCACTGTTGAAAAAGCAGATAGAATAGAATTTAATAATGTGGCTTACCAAGTTGATGCAACTGATTTTATTAAATATCCAAATTTATGCGAAATCCAATGTAGTTTAGACACAAGGCAGATAAAATGAATATAAACGTAGATACGCAATTAAGCGCACCTAGCAATATTATAAATGATGCCGTGTATAAAAAACTAATACAATGGACTGCTGTTTTGGTTGAAAGAATAAAATCAGAGTGGGGTAATAGAAGTAATATTTCAGATTGGGAAAAAGATATAGATTTTTATGTATCTCCAATGGTAGGAAATATAATGATGTCTCATTTATCGGCAGGTGGACTGGGTGCATGGATAGCTGAGTACGGAAGTGGGAGCTTAATCGATAAAGATAGTCCTTATTATGAAAGTTATATTAATAGTGATAATTATAATCGACTGAGAGAATCCCATAACGGTTCATTTACCGGTAGAGATATTGGAGAAACAGTTTATTCTCCAGATGGAACTAGTTATCAGTCAACAGGTAGGGCAAAAGGACTTAATCTTGAAAGTGGTTCTAAATTTAAAGAATCTTATATTGCATCTCCACCGATGCACATTATAGAACAAGAAGTTATAAATGCTATGCCTGAAATTATGATAGACATTAATGAAACAGCAAGGTCAGCGATAGTTACTTATATTATGGGAGGCGTAAAATGAATATATTCGACCTACAAGATAATATATTTAATTATTTTTTGTCTGATTCTAATTTAGTAACTGATTTAAGTATAGTTGATATTACAGATATGGATAATGTAAAGAAAAAGATAAGAACATCCTTTGGTGATCCAACATTGTTGACGACAGACGATGATAGTGTATTTCCATTTTTTGAATGTAGTTTTGTACCTTCGGTGGCAACGACTAATAATTATTTACTAAATAGACAACCTCTACAGATAAGAGTATATTATCTATTCGAAACGGATAAAAAAACACTAGCGAAAGCTATTGATAAAATATTAAAAAATAACTTTGAGGATATGCAAATTATATCTCAAGGAGAGTACAGCACAGGGGCAAAGGATATATATTGTTGGAGAATGACATATAGACCATTTGCTTTTAGTTAATAAGGAGTGATGTTAAATGGCAGGAATTAATGATAATACACCGTTAGTTTTCCATAAAGTCGGTAAAGGTATTATTGAAGACACAGCAGGGAATATTTATGAAATTACACAAGCACAATCAGTAAAAGTCGATTCAAAAGGGACTGTTACAGATGTAGAAGGCGGAGATGCTTTATTCCCTATCTATCAATTCTTATCAAAGAGAGCTGGTACGGTAGAAATTACAGATGCAGTATTTACAACAAATAGTTTTAAAGCAACAAACAATTCCGTAGTTAATACGGTCGGTAATACTTATTTAAGTAGGGTTTATGCGACCTTGGCAACAACGGCACTTGGAACAGATTTAACAGGAGTTTCTAATGTAAGATGTATTGGACCAGATGGCAGTCCAGTTGCGGTTACTCAAACTGGTAGTGCAACGCCAGCAGTAGATGGGATTTATGTATCTACAACTGGCTTGATTACTTATGGTTCAACACTTATCGCTGGTGAATATACTTTCTGGTTTGATTCGGTTGTTCCAGTTAATGGAAGCTCAACTCAGGTTGGTTTCTTGAAAGATCAGATTCCTCGTGTTGCTTCTTTCCGCTATACAATTGGTGCAGAAGATCTTGATGGTAACAGTTATCAAGTTGATTTCTATATTCCTAGATGCAGGGCAAATGGTGATGTAACGATTGACTTAGC